ATGCCGAAGTCTCCCCTTTTCGAACTCGATGGAGAGTCTCGTACGCTCGCGGAGTGGGCGAGGATTCGCCAGATTTCGCCGTACACGGTATGGACGCGGATTCACCAGCTTGGGTGGGACACGGCACGAGCGCTGAACACACCCGCGAAATCGCGGGGCCGGCGCGGGCGGCCGAAGGCTGGCGTTCCTCGCGCGTGCCCAGAGTACAAGCGCCACCCATCAGGGCGAGCATACTGCCGATGGAAAGCAAACGGCCGGCGGCATGAACGGTACTTCGGAAAGTACGGCAGCGCGGAAGCGGCAACAGCCTACCGGCGGTTTGCCGCAGAGTGGGCAAGCGGTGCCTACGAAACCCTCATCGCGGCTGGTGGACCGGACGGCACTTCTGTCGCGAGCCTGTTCAAAGCCTGGGTATCTCACTGCGAGCGGCATTACGTCAAAGGCGGTGAGCAGACGAGCGAGTTGACCCACGTCCGCGCGGCGGCCCGCGTTGCGGTTAGCTTGTACGGCAACACACCCGCCCAAGATTTCAAACCCGCCATGCTCCGCGTTTGCCGCGAGGAGTTTGTAAACGGCGGCCTCACCCGCGGCGTGTGCAATTCGTACACCGCTCGAATTGTCCGGTGCTTCCGCTGGTGTGCCGCACAATCCCTTGTGTCCGAGACGGTCTACAACACACTGAAATTGGTGGAGAGGCTTGCGCCGGGACGCACGAAGGCGCCGGATCGGCAGCGCCGTAAGCCGACCACGGACGCGCAAATTGAGTCCGCGCTAGCGTGCATCCCCAACCGCTCCCCGGAGCGCCGTTCGCGTGTCGTCGCGATGGTGAGGCTACAGAGGCTCACGGGTATGCGGCCGGGCGAGGTGTGCGCGATGGTGCCGGAGGAGATCGACCAAAGGGGCGATGTGTGGTGCTACGAGGTGGGCAAGGCGAACAAGAACCTACACCGCGGACAGGGGCAAGAATACTTCCTCGGGCCGCAAGCCGTCGAGCTGCTCCGGCCGCACCTCGCCGCGACTAAGCCGGGCGAGAAGGTGTTCCCGATCGACCGCGACTGTTACCGCGCTACCGTGAAGCTCGCGGCGGTGAAAGCTGGTGTGCCCGTGTGGACACCGCACCAGTTGCGGCACGCGCTGGCAACGGCTGTTGCAGAGCGGTTCCGGAGCTTGACGCACGCGGCGGCGGCAATTGGAGACTCGGAGGCCGTGGCGGCAGCGGTCTACGTTCACGTCGATCCGAAGAGGCAGGCGAAAATCGAAGTGGCGCGGGCGATGGGGTAGGAACGCTCGCGTCGCGGTGGACTCGAACACGTCGTACCCTTAAGGGGTGGGTTAAGGGTTGGCTTAACCGGCGGCTCAACCCCTGCCCAACCCCAAGCTGCGATTACCCCGGAGCAGTTGGCTCGCGCGTGCGGCGAATCGTCCGAGGTGGTTCTTGACCTTCTCGACGAACTTGAAAGCGCCGGGGTGTTCTTGCGCGACGGGAACGGAGCGATCTACTCGCGGCGAATGGTTGCGGATGAAGGACTTAGGGCGAAGGCGAGCGCGGCGGGCCGGCTCGGCGGCAACCCCGACCTTAAGGGGAGGGATAAGCCCACCCCCGGCGCAGCGGTTAAGGGCACCCTTAAGGGTGTGGTTAAGGGTGGGGATATTCCCTCAGAGATCAGAGATCAGAGATCAGATTAGGTTCCTTCGGAACCTACTGGGGCTTTTGGTGACACCCCCAAAGGCGGACAAAGGTTGCCCCAAAGGTTGGGGCAGCCCCCGGCTTAAAGGTTCTGCGCAGGCACCTTTGACCGGACCTTTAAAGGTGTCTGCAAAGGTCATGTCGGGGGTGGTTTCGGTGTCTGGTGGGGGCGCCGACGCGCCTCGGGCGGAATTGGGCAGTCCGCCGAACGATGTTGGCGAGAAGGCGGCGCAAAAGTCTACTCCCGGCGACACCTTTAAAGGTTCTCCAAAGGTTGCCCCAAAGGTGCAGCAAAGGTCGCCTCAAACCATGTCCAAAGCCTCAGAGATCAGAGATCAGAGTAAAGACATAGAGGTTCCTACGGAACCTCGCGACGCGCTCGTGTCGTCACGACGGACACAACGGTAGCGTCACACGTGACATCATGCGTAACGCCACCGTAGGCGCGCTGGTGGCGGTGTGGGGTGTTGCGAGACGCAGCGGGAATCGCGACGGTGACGACTTAGTAATCCGTGGGTGCGGCGCCAGCGTGATTGACGCCATCGCGGACATGCCCGGTATGGGTGTGGCTATGATCGCGGTCGGGTGGCTCGTGGAGAGTGGCGGGAACCTTGTTTTCCCGCATTTCTTCGAGGACTTTAACGTAGATCCGACAGGCGATCAGCGAGCCGCGCACGCGGAGCGCCAGAGGCGTTACCGTGAACGAAAGGCGTCTCGGAAGGCTGTCACCGGTGGCGCCACGAGTGATGTAACTGTAGCGTCACAAAGTGGCGCCAGAGAAGAGTAGAGAAGAGACTAAAGACAGTGTTGCCCCTGCGGGGCCGAAGCCTGTCGCAGGGGCAACCGCCCCCGCCTCCATCAACCCACGCCCACAGCGGCACGATCCTCCGCACGCTTCGCCACACGGTCAGAAACGGCCCTAGCACTTGCGCCAGGGCGTGAACGGGTGAACAGATAGGCAGACGGGCGGCAAAGGGTGCGTTTTCGATTTTAGACCCCTTCAATTCAAAATGGCGAGTGGCGCCGCTTGCGGCCACGAATCAGATTGCGAACCTCGACAAATACGCCCCTCAAAAGCAACACTATCGAGCTATGGCACGCACTGGCACTACCGCCGGCTCGGTTGGTGGCTTGGCCACCTCCGAGCAAGAGAACGAATCCGAACCCGAATACGCACCCGAATACGAATACGAATACGGTACATCTGTTTTCACCTGCGCACGGGTGCTTTCATCTGCCCACTTGTGCGCGCATCCGTTTTCGTCCGTGCGCATCCGTTTACAGATGCGTGTTGAGACGCACCCCCGGCCACTCGGCGTGGTAACGACAGACACTTTGCGAGGGCAGCGAATGGGCGTGAGCGAAACGGTTCAGGTAACGGTGGCGGTTCCAGATGCCGCGATCGCAGCGGTTTACGAGTGGGCGTGCGGACACGCTCGATACCGCGCTAAGGGTGCAACCGAGGTTGAGGACGAGCTTACGGACGCGGCGACCAACGCGGTCATGTGGGCCATCAAGAACTGCACGGACGCGACCACGTTCGAGAACTTCGCGAAGGCCGCGGTTCGGCGCTGGGTGTGGCGTCAGATGCACCGGATCAAGCGGAAGCGGGCGAACCGTCCACGGGCCGCGGACCCGACGACGGAGGGCACTATCGAGAGCATGTGCGCACGGACGGAGAAACCCGTGCGCCCGGTGCTGATGGACGACCTGCCAGAAGACCTCGCGTTCATCGTGCGCTTGTACCTAACCGACGGCTTCAGCATGCGCGAAATTGGACTGCTCACGGGCCGCTCGCCGAACACGGTGCAAGTGCACCTGACGAAGGCCGCGAAGCTCCTTCATGATGGGCCGTTGGTCACCCCATCCCGGCGGAACGGTGAGAAGCGGCTGACGGCCGGGTAACCAACGTGAGGGCGTCATGGGCGAACTATTCGGGCTGGTGTGCCCGTTCTATCGCGCGGGCGATGCGGGCACCGAATACGAGTTGGCTGACGGCCGCTTCGAGCGGTTCGCACCGTCGGCGTTCGAGCGCACGCTGAGCCGGCGCCGTGACGTGCGGTGCGATCTGCTCCACAACGGCGAAATCCGTCTCGGGTACACGTCGGACGGGACCGTTCGCCTGTGGACCGATGCGGCCGGTCTGTGGTGCTCCGTGCGGCTCACGGGTGCGGGCGGCGCCTACGTCCGCGAGCTGGTCGCGGGCCGGACCCTGCGGGGCGCGTCCGTGAGCTTTTATCCGCGCGCGTCCCGGTCCTTCACCGTCGGCGGTAAGCGCGTCCTCGAACACCTCGACGTTGACCTTGTGGCCTTCTCGCCGGTGGCAAGCCCGGCGTACCTCGCAACCACGGTGACCGTGCGCGGCGCACCGCTCGAAGTGCTCGAAGGCGAGATGCTGTAAACCCGGCGATCCTAGTACCACACGACCGCGCGGAATCCCCGCGCGGTTTTTTCGTGCGCACCAGGACGTTTCGGGCACCCGGGGAACAGTTGCGGGCGTCAGGGGGCGTCACGAGCGGTCAGGGGTATTCACCAATGCTCACCAACGCGGTTCTGCCCGAAGGCGCAACGGACCTCACCGTTCCGCAATTCGCGCGGGCGAAGCAGGTGTCGGAATCAACGGTGCGCCGGCTCATCAAGTCGGGCGCACTGGTCGTGAACCGGGTCGGGCGGCAACTGCGCATCCCGCGGGAGTTGCTTGGGGACGGCGCGGGCTTGGGTGCGACGCGAGGCGGCAAGGTGGTTGAGATTCGGGGCTGAAGTCACACGGGGGCTGAATGATCTACGCATCGAAAGAACACCAGCGCGGGAACACGGCCGGGATCGCGTCCGCGCTGCTGGACTTGGAGAAGGTGTCGCACGAGGCGGAAGCCGCGGGGGACATCGAGTTGGCGGAAGCGATCGAGACACAGTTGATGCTGGTGCAGCGCTCGCCCGGTCTGGGATTGGGGAGCACGACGTTGCACCTGCGTTCGGGCCGGCGGGTTCCGCTCGACTCGGCGCGATCGCACATCCAGCGAAGCGGGGGCGCGCGGCCCGCTTCGACCGGGAAGAGTCAGTTGACCCGCGACATGGAACGCATCTCGGCGCAGTGCCGGGCGCTCGCCGGGTTGGCCGATCAGCAGCGTATCGCGGCGGCGCTGGCGAACACCTCGCCCCGCTGTGCTCGCCCTGCCAAAGAGGAGTTGTGCGACTTCTGCGGTGAAGAGTTTTACGTCGATTGCCTGTGCGGCTGACGTGGCAACCACCCGGCCGCTGTGGTCGGGCTGAACGGCATCACGAAACGAAAGGTGATCATGGCGAACGAAGCTGAGGCGGATGCGGCGGTTGTGAACGACATGCTCGCGCAGATGGCGCGGGATGTCGCGGGCGAAAGCGAGTCGGGCGCCGCGGTTGCTGAGCGAATGCGACGCGCCGAGCCGGCGCGCACCACGACGCCGCACAAGCGGCAGGGGCCGGAGCCGATGCCCGTGGCTTCCAAGGCCTCGTTACCGGCACCCGTACCCTTCCCGGCCCGCACGGGCGTAGCCATCGTGGGCTTGCCCGATCCGAACAAAGAGCCGGAGGTGGTCGAAGCGCAGGCGGGGTTAACCCGGCTCTCGGAACAGCGCCTCGCGCTGGTGGCGGAAATCACGGCGCTGGAGACCGCGTTAGGGCTGAAGCCGGGCGCGTCGGCGAAGGACGTGGAAAAGCTCGCGGTGCAGCTCTTGGCCGCGGGCCAATCCGACGCGGACATCGAGACGCTTGAACGTCTCCGGACGCGCGTCCGGCGGCTCGCCGGCGCTGAAGAGATCGCGAGCAAGAAGGTTCGCGACGCGCGCGAGCTGGCCGTGCGTCGGCTCTCGGCGGAAGCTGCGCAACGCGAGTTGGTGCCCGCGTGCCGAGCGAAGGCGCTGGCCCTCCTGGCGCTGATCAAATGCGATTGGGAAGAGCGCGGGGCGGCTGATCGACTCCGCGCAGGAGGCTTTAACCCGCCGCCGGCCACGTTCCACAGCGACCTCTTAGACCACTGGCAAAACCGCATCGTGTGCAACCTCGTGCAAGAGGGGCACTTGACCCGCGAAGAGGTGCTCGTGGTCATGCCGTACCTGCACGGCATCTGAGATCCTTCACACGGGCGCCGCACCTCGCGGCGCCTTCCAACCCCAACCAAAGGAACCCATGCCGCAGAACAACTTGACGGCAACGACGATGCTCGAAGGCGACCTCCAGCCGCGGCACTCGGTGCAGAGCGGGGACGGCGCAATCACCCAGTGTTCCGGCACGGTGAGCATCACGAAGGCGACGTCTGCGGCCCTCACGATCGCGGACCCGCGCGCCGGGCGCCGCGACCCGGCCGGCGGCGACGACGGGCAGGAACTCACCATCCTCTCCGAGACGGCCGCGGCCCACTATCTGAGCAACGCGGCCGGGAGCGGGTTCAACGACGGCGGGACGGCTTCCGACTTGGCGACCTTCGGCGGCGCGAAGGGGGACAACATCGTCCTGATCGCGCGAAACGGGAAGTGGTGGGTTAAGTCGGTCCGCAACGTCTCGCTCAGCTAACAGTGTGGTCAGGCGCCGCGACGTTCGCGGCGCCTTCTCTCAACCCCTTCGAGGCTGGAACGTGGAACCACAACCACAGAAGACCGAGGGCGAATACCTCGCGGAACTGCGGCAAGCCGGGCGCGACGCCGCATTGAAGTGGTCCGCGTACATCGGCGCTACTGAGCGGGCGCAACTGCTCCTGCAAGAGGCGCAGGCGGCGGGCGTCCCCGGCGCAGAGCGCATGCTGCCCGCGTGCTGCGACTTCCCCAACTCCCAAAGCCCGAAGCTGCTCGCATCCCTGCGCGAAGTCGTAGCGCGGGAGTTCGCGACCAAAGACGAAGCGCAAGCGGCATTCGATGGCGCTAACTGATCGAACAACCAAGCAATACGGGGGGCACGAATGTCGGTCGTCAGCGCAAACATGACGTGGACCGGTCGCGGTGGTACGGACACCTTCACCCGGCAGCGCACCTACCGCGAGCAGTGGGAGGTGATTACCGATAACCCGCTCGACGATGAGGAAATCGTTGTCGGGACTGCCGCGCTCGTGGGGCTCCCCCGCCTGGGGCAACCGCACCCACGGTTCCCGTTCGCGGTGTGTGTCGAGATCGAAGCGGCGCAAAGTGAAGAGTCTCCGTTTCACTGGCTCGTATCGATCAAGTACGACAGCAACCCTTCGCTCCCGAACGGCACCAGCCCAGAAGGTGCCGGGCAGTCCCCCGCGGACATCCCCGAAAACCCGCTGCTGCGCCCGGTTACCTGGGAGGTGAGTTTCGAGACAACGACGGAGGTTGCGCGCGAGTGGCGAGTCATCACGGCCGGGAACCTCGCGGCGAACTTCACACCGGTGCGCAATTCGGCCAAGCTCCCGTTTGACCCCGGGTTACAAATCGAAGTCGCCCGGCCCGTGTGGCGGCTCACGCGGAACATCCCGTACATTTCCGGGGAGCAGTTGCTTAAATTCGAGAACGCCATTAACGACCGCATGTGGCGGGGAATTCCTAAGTGGTGCGCAAAGGTGCGCGGCACCCGCGCCGGCTCGAAGTACGAAAACGGCGTGGCGTTCGTTGAGTTTGCCGTGGAAGTGGCGCTCAAAAACGAAACTTGGATTCCGGAGGTTCTCGACGCGGGCATGATGGAGCTTGTCCAGCTACCTACCACGCCTGACGGACAGCATCCCGTGACGTGGAGAGCAATGAGGGGGCCTTACGGTGAAGATGGGCCATTCCCGCTGGACGGGCAAGGGCGCAAGCTCGCAGCCGATGCGGAGCCGGTATTTCTCCGGGGACTGCCCAGGAGCCTTCAACTTCAGAACTTCACGGCGTTGCTGGGGATCTGAAGTTGCCTAACGCAAGGCCATTCCTACGTGAGCCTTACCAAAAAAGACTTGGGTGCGTGATGAACCAATTGCATCTGGCTATTGTGCAAGCGGGTAATGAAGAAATTAAAAAATGGCGTCTGGAGGCAGGTGAGGATGACCGGTTAGATTTGACTCACTGCCAACTCAATAAAGCAAACTTTTCCAACCTTGATTTAAGCCACGTAGATTTCACCGATAGCATCTTGCCTGAGGCGGATTTTACCGGATCGACGCTTGTGGGCGCTATATTTAGTCGGGCAGACCTGCGGGGGGCAATTTTTGATCGTTGCCACCTCTTCGCCGCCATCTTTACCAAGGCGGACCTCCAACGTTCAAAATTTCGCAGCGCTGACAACGACCGAGCACACTATAGCGGGTCCCCATCAATAGGGGGGCTGGATGTCAATTTTAGAGACGCCAACTTAACGGGTTCTGATTTTGAAGGCTGTGTTTTTGTAAAAGCTAGCATGGAAGGCTCAGTCATTAACGGAGCGTCGTTTTTGGGGGCGCATCTGCCGAAATCGTTGTGGTGTGGCGCCCAAGGGAATCACATGACATCCTTTGCCAGCGCCAATCTCGTCGCTGCAAGTTTCTCCTTTGCGGTAATCCCGGGGGCAAACTTCGTTGATGCAAAACTTCAACAAACAATTTTTGAAAATGTCGTCATGACTGGTGCGGATGTCTCAAAAGCAAATTTCTTTGAAGCTAAGTTGACCGACGGCATTTGGTCAAGAGTTAAGGGTGCGCCACAGTCTTTACACCTTGACAAAACGCACCCCGAATCAAATGCACAATATTTCGATCATTGCGACATTAATTGGCGGGAAAGGTGGTGTAGCTGGGAGCGACTTCGGACGTTTGGACGGCTGCCTTTGTTCAGTGCGTCTTGGACCGGATTCGCCTTCGTCGCATCTTACGTATACATCATTGCTTGGCATAATGAGCAGGTTAAAAAGCTGGCCGACAGCCCTAGCCCGCGGGGTGTATGGGTGAGTCACTATGTTCACGAATTGCCGCTGCCTTCCCAAACGCTGCTTTTATTCACCTCAACGATATTGCTTGCGGTTGCTTCGACAATCTACAGCATTTGGTGCCCAGCGCGAATACGGGAATTCTCACAAGAGAAGTGGTGCGACGAGCTTAAGCGATCGCTCCTCCACTATTGGCCGCTGGCGTGGAAAACGCCGACGTTACGTGTCATTTGTGGCACCCTTTACGTCACGGGTGCGGCGTGCGCGATCTGGGTTATCGCCGCGAAGATTTGGACCACTGGAACATACATCATCAAAAACATAAGCATCTTTTGAATGCTGTCAAGTTTGTCGAGCGGCTTGGGCAAGTCCCAGGCCGCTTTTCGTTTTCAGGACATGTTGAGCGCGGGCGGAAAACCACCTCCCGTATGCCGAGGAAACCGCCAACGCTGAACACCCGGCCGCGAGGCGTCTCGACAGAAGCAATGCGCCCCTCTGCGGCGAAGCGTGGTTACGACGGGCGGTGGAATCGGACGCGGGCGGTGAAGCTCGCGCGCAATCCCCTGTGCGAGGACTGCGACGAACGCGGGCTGACTTGCGGGGCGACGGAGGTTGACCACATCGACGGGTTGGGGCCGCTCGGACCGAAAGGGCACGACCTCGATAACCTCCGAAGCCTCTGCAAGCCGTGCCATAGCAGGAAGACGGTTCGGGAAGACGGCGGCTTGGGACGCAACGCGAAAGGGTAATCGGGGCGCCCCGACAGGTTGGTTGCTTGTGCTCCGTGGGGGTGGGGATACCCGGTCAGATTTTACAGCTTCGAGCTAAAAGACCGTGTGCCCCCTGACAAAAAAATGTGACCGCTGTTTCGAGCCGAGGGGAGGGGGGTATCTGTGGGCCGTACCGTTGAAGACCGAAAATGCGCGCACTGCTCCGGGCCGATCGTGCGCGTTCCGCGACGCGGGCCGCTTCCGGTCTTCTGCGGGCCTGAGTGCCGATCCAAGGCGGGCCACGTGAAAGAATCGAGCCGGCGGGCGGAACTCCGCATTGGGCTGACCTGCAAGGGATGCGGGGCGAAGTTCGACGCGGACCGGTGGCGTCGCAAATGGTGTTCGTCGTCGTGCTGCTGGAAGCACCGAAGGCGTTAACGTGAACCCGCGATAGTGCCACGCGGGTCGGGCGGCTGGGGAGTGGTTCCCCGACCTCCCAGCCTTTTGATGCACGAGCTGATCGTTTACGAAGCGGTTGGGGGACTCGCCGCATTGACCGCACAACCGCCGAGAGGTTGAACGTTATGTTCCGGGGCGATTTTGCGAGAATCCCAGAGCAGCCCCAAAAGGCAGCGGTGAATTGATTCAACGACCACGTCTTCCTCACCGCAGGTATCGACCGGCAGCGCGCGAATGAAGTTCCGGATATCGCCCATCACCGCGCCCGGCGCGTATCGCGCAACGTCTCCAGGCTCTTGCACCTCAATCAGTTGCGTAAATCGCTTAGTGGCTGGGTCGCATCGACGCATCGCGACAGTGAGCTTGGCGCCGCACTTCTCACGATGAGCAAGAAACATCTCCGCAAGTTCCGTTGCCGTCACTTCTGTGGTGGTCGTGTCCGTGACATCTTCGTTCATGCAATGTCCTTTTGTAATGCGGATTTTGATTAAACATCCGCTTGATATCATCACTCCACACGGCGCGCCAAGTTGGGATTGATGTCTAGAAGTGAACACCACAGGAATCGGCCCATCAAACGCGCAAAATCCCTCACGATCCCGATGCGTGTTATTTCGCACAGATTCGCGTATACGGGCCGATCGGGACCGCAGCGCCCGAATCCCTGTATGGAGGCCTGCTCACTTCTCCTGCGCAACGGGCGGGCCGCTCAGGTGGTCCTTTGTGACCACCTCGCGAAGCCTTCAATCAGGTGTCGGATATCCGCCACCTCACGAAAGAGGGGCGCGCAGAGTGGGTGGCGAAGCTCCGGGCAAAGGGTATGAGCACCAGGGCGATTGCGGATGCGGTGGGAGTGAGTCAGAGCTGCGTCATCAAGGACATGAAGGCAGGTGAACACTTGTTTTCACCTGCCCCTGAACCGGAACCCGACCCAGAACCCGAATCGCCCGATCCGACTCCCTCGCCACTTGCTGCGCCGGCCCTGCGAGGCGGTGAGGTGCGTCATGTGACGCACCTCCACCTGCTCTGGCGCATGCGACCATCCCCTTTTCAGGCGAGCTGCATGTCATGGATGCGGTAGCCTCCCTTACAAGACGGATCGCTTACGAATGACAATTTGTAATTCTGTGGCGTCCCCTGTTCACCTGTTAACGTTTCGGCGGTAACAATCAGGTAAATGGCATACATTGTTCCGGCGGTAAGTGGCGGGCCGGTGTGAAGCGGAATATCGCCCCCCTCAAGCGGGGTCAGATACAGCCCCGTCGGCCGTTCTTGACCAGCTCCAACGACCCAAACCAAACTCGTATCAGCAGGCGCCCCGCCCGGCAGCACAATGTCTTGCCCAAGTGGCTTGGTGCGCCAATGTGGATCAACTCGCGACGCAAATATTGTCCCTCCGTTGTCGCAAGTGATTTCGCGAATAATCACCTTTGGCTTAACCGGAATCTTGCAGCAGTTCGTTACCCGCAAAGAGAGGGTGCGGTAAGGCACATCAAAGATAAATGGGCCGACTGAAACGAGCGGGCGAGACATTCGCTCAACGGCGAGGCCGGCAGCAAAGATCCCACCGAAACTTGCGATCACAACCACGAGTAAGATTGCCAGGTGCCAAGTAGCGAATGACACTTCACGGCCCCAAAATGACCAAGCCGCGAGCGTGCCAATCCCAACGCATGAGCAGATGGAACCTATGAACTTCATGGTCGCGGGGAGTCGCTTGGCCCAAGGCCAAGCTGCCCCGATAGTCTTGATCCACGTCTGAATGAATCGCATTGCTGAATCCAATGAGAGTGCGGAGCTTTCAGTTGCCCGCTTGGATGTCGGCATTCAACCACGAGAACGACACGCAGGCGAGGTCAGTGCTCATCCCCCCTTAGCCGAGGGCGGGTTCTTCATCCTCTCAATGCCGTCTTCAATCGACCACTTCAGGTACGCGCGCAGCCCGACCAACAGCAGGATGCCCGCGAGCAGGGCGCCTGCGAACACCGCGCTGAAGGTGTGAAGCCATGACGGTCCGGGGGATGAGCGGCGGTAGCGCGAGGGGCTTTCGTCATCAAAGGCGAAGTCGGACACGATATAGTGGACCCCGAAAACTGGACCGCCGGTTAAGCTATACCGGAGGCCCAGGAAAGGGGAACCCATGGCGGGCAAGCGGAAGAGTCACTCGGCGGCGTTCAAGGCCCAGGTCGCGCTGGCGGCCCTCAAGGGCGACAAGACCATCAACGAACTGGCGAGTCAGCACGGCGTCCACCCGACCCTGATTCATGGGTGGAAGAAGCAGTTGCTCACCGGGGCCGAGGCCGTGTTCGCCTCGGGGGCGAAGGGCACCGGCCCCCCGGAAGACAAGACGACCGAGTTGTACGAGCAGATCGGCCGCCTCAAGGTGGAACTCGACTGGGTGAAAAAAAAATCGGCCGCCCTCGGCTGAGGCCAAGCGTGCCCGGATCGAGGCCGAGCACCCGGAGCTGAGCGTCCGGCGCCAGTGCGAGCTGATCGGATTGAACCGCTCGACGGTGTACTACGAGCCGACCCCGGAGAGCGCGGAGAACCTGACGCTGATGCGGTTGATCGACGAGCAGTACACGACGTGCCCGTTCTACGGGAGCCGGCGCCTGGCCGCGTGGCTGGGCACCCAGGGCCACGAGGTGAACCGCAAGCGGGTGCAGCGGCTGTTGCGGATCATGGGGTTGGAGGCCCTGTACCCCAAGCCCAAGCTGTCGGTCGGGTCCGGGCACAAGGTGTACCCGTACCTGTTGCGGGGCGTGGCCATCGACCGGGTCCATCAGGTGTGGAGCACGGACATCACGTACATCCCGATGCCCACCGGGTTCATGTACCTGGCCGCAACGATGGACTGGTTCAGCCGGTACGTGGTGGCCTGGCGACTGTCCAACACGTTGGACGGGTCATTCTGCCAGGACATGCTGGAGGAGGCCTTGGGCCGGGGCAAGCCGGAGGTGTTCAACACGGACCAGGGAGTCCAGTTCACGGCCGCCGCGTGGGTCGGGCGATTGGAGCGGGCCGGGGTCGCGGTGAGCATGGACGGGCGGGGCCGGTGCCTGGACAACGTGTTCGTGGAGCGCCTGTGGCGGAGCGTCAAGTACGAGGACGTGTACCTCAAGGGTTACGAGTCGGTGCCGGCCCTGGAGAGTGGGCTCCGGGCGTACTTCGGGTTCTACAACACCGAGCGGTTACACCAGTCCCTGGACTACCGCACCCCGGCTCAGGTGTATGGCGTCGGAGCCACGAAGGCCCCGACGAAACAGTAGCGAAGGATAGCAACTTTTTGGTCTAGACAATGGGGTCCACTGTACAGCGAACCTCCAGAGGGTGACCGGAGGGTATTCGCGGGTGAGGGCGGGAGTTCGACAAAAACGAGCGGTTTTACTTCTTCTCTTCGGTGGGCTCGACGTCTGCCAGAAGTTGGTCAACGGTTGCTCCGAGTGCCGCTGCCAGTCTCGGCAACGCATCAATTCGCGGCTCCCGGGTGCCCGCTTCCCAGTTCTGGTAGCTACGAAACGGCACTTCCGCCACCTCTGCGGTTTGCGCCTGCGTCCAGCCCTTCGCGGCCCGCAACCGTTTCAGATTCTCTTTCAGACCCATCGACTGCGGCTCCATCGGCTTGCCTCGCTCAAGTGTAGTGACTGCGCCGAGTCTACGTCAATCGGGTGTTCGTTGCGATCCCGGTAAGATTTACACCCAAATGGAGTACACTCACTTGACGTACACCCAAGTGGGTGCCTAGCATTCCTTCGCTGTCGGATGTGCCGAACGACACGAACGCAAGGGATGTGAGATGCAAGCCAAGTTCAAGACGCGGGACGGGGTTGAGAAGACGGTGGTTCACGGTGACCCGCTGTTCTGCACGCTGGACAACTGCCGGGTGCGGTTCGTGCGGATGGTGGATTCCACCAGCGTGGAGGTAATGGACGCGAACACCGGGCGCCTGCTCCCCGACTACCGGCACCCGGTCCAACTGTTCGCCTACTGACACCAACCGCGGCCGGGGGGACGGTTCCCCGGCCCTCTCCTCACGAACTTCGGAGTGCGCAGAGATGCCCGCGGAACTGGTCGAAGTCCAGGTTTGGGTTTTGGTGGGCGAGGCCGGAGACTACGAAGTCGCGAAAGCGGCTGACGAGCTTCAGGCGGCAGCGGGCGAGGCGACGCGGTTGGTGAAACTCGTCGTGAAGGTGCCGAAGCCGAAGGCTGTCGAACTGGTCGCGACGATCGCGGACGAACCGGCCGGCGGCGAACTGAAGGGCGTGTAACAGGACCTGACGCAGGCCGTGAGACTCGCCGCGGCCATTCCCCTGAACACAACTCAGAGATTCCACATGGCTACCAAACGGAAGCCCGTGCCGAAGGTGCGCGCCGCCCGCAGCGTCGCGCTAACGAACGTCGTGTGTCCGAAGTGCAACGGGCCGATCTGCTACCACCCGAAACGCTGGCTGTTCTGCCCGCGGTGCCACGCAACGAAGCTCGGAACGAAGTAACCCCAATCACACCACTGAGGGCACAACGATGAAGGGTAAGAGCGGGAAGGCGAAGAAGGCGGGCGACCTCACGACGGGATGGGCGAAGCTCGCGCCCGTGCTGGGGGAGATCGAAGCCGTGTTGCGCAGGATCGAGGCGTTCAACGACGACCCGGACACGCAGGCGCTACGCGAGGCCGCGCCGGCTGCTTTTCACGAGTTGGACATTATTGAGGAGGTGTTGACCGAATCAGCGGGCATCCTGGCGCGTCGGGCGGCCCTGTCGGCTTCGCAGGGTCCGTGCTTACCTTCCGCAATCGGTCTTGTGCGGTTATGAAACGAGCCACTTCAACCGAAGGGGATTCCAGAGGCCAGCGAGCATGATGACGCGAAAGAAGCGAAGTGCCTTTTTTGCAGCACGCACTGACCCATTCGACGGGTACGAGATTGACACCGGCGTAAGGTGGAAACGCGTCACCCCAGCCTATGTTTACCCAACGCGTTGCCACGAGCGAGCCTTTTATTTTGTGCTCGATAACGCTCCCGCACCCTCACCGTTTTCTGCGGAACGCATTCGCTTCGCGCAGGGATTCTACTGGCCGCCGGATTGGCCGCTTGTTCCTATCCCGCATTCTTGGGTCGAAGTCACAGATGACATAATATTCGATGGAGTTTTACAGAGGTTCTACCCTCGTGATGTGTACCTGCAAACGTATCGTGCGGAAGCCGTACTAATTCTGACTCGGGAGCAGATGGTGAAGAAAATGCTTGAGTGTGTCGGAGAGTGGAATTGGATGCCCCCAGACGCCAAAGGGACTTTCGACAGACTCTTAGAACGGTATTCCTGACCCACTCTTTCCGCACCATTCGCCCGGCCCATGCCGGGTGTTTTCGTTTCGCGCACCGAGTTGGAACAAGGTAATAAGTGTACATGTGGCAGGTATGGCAGTTGCCACACCTTTCGACGCACAACCGCCATTTTCTCCGGTATTTTTCATGATGAACGGCAATACAGTACCGCTTTGGCGTTGTGCCGTAAGTGATTCAGTGTAAGATGTTAGGGCGATCCGTCCGCTTGGTGCCGTCTCAGAACCAGCACCGGAAGTGAATCATGCGGGCATTCTACCGCCCGCCGGCGTCAGCAGGTGGCGAGCGCCCGCACCTGGGCCACGAAGGCGTCCAGGCTCGGGAACGGCTTGCGGATGACCGCCGACGCGCCGAGCGCACGCACCGCGGAGGGCTCGAGCGCGTCCGGCGAAGCGGACACGAACGCCGCCCGCAGGTGCGGGCAGAGCCGCCGGAGCGCGGCCAGCGTCTGGGGGCCGTCCTGGACGGGCATCCGGATGTCGATCAGCGCGAAGTCGATCCCGGCCCGGTACGCCGCGACCGCCTGGGCCCCCGACGGGGCCGTCACCACTTCGAGCCCGGCCCGGCGGAGCACGATAGCGATCAGGTTCAGCACGTCCGGGTCGTCGTCCACGACCAGCACCGTCAGGCCCCCCGCGCCCGGTACGGGCGGCGCGGGGCTGCGGGCGTCGAGTTCCTGCTGGGGCCATTCGCCCTCACCCGGGATCGGACGCACCGGCCCCTCGGCTCGGCCGGACGACGCGCCCGCATCGGCCCAGGCGGGTGTGCCGTGAAACCGCACCGCGGACGAAAGCGACCCGCCGACCTCGTGCGCAACTCCCCGGTAACTCATCGCGACCTTAATGAATTGTGGGTAAGGAACTGAGTACACCGGGGCGAGCGGCATGAGTACACGAACACGCGGGTGTGAATGATCGCATTTTCCGAGCTTCCGGCTACCCGGGCTTTCCCCAGGTCGAACCGGGAAAACCCGCACCCATAACACGGGTCAGCGGGGCAGCGGGCAGCGCCCGTTCGGGCAGCTCGGTGCGAGCGGGTGACCGGAAATCGGCGGCGGGTCCGGCGCCGCGACCGCCGCCGCCCCCGGAACTCGCTCGTAGGTGCCCCGCGCGGTGCGCCGCAGGGGGAAGCCGTCGCGGTCCCAGCATTCGGCATCCACGGCCTTCGCAGGCGTGTCCTTCAGGTTCTTCCCGCAGTGGGGGCAGGTCTCGCAATCCGGGCACGTCGGCGGGGCGGCCGCGCGGATCTCCCAGCTCAGCGGTTTCGGCGCGGGCTTGTCGCCGGCGGGCTTCGGCGCCGGGCGGTCGATCTTCTTCGCCGCCCCGTCGATCGCGGTCTTGAGCGCACCGTCTTCGACCGGGCACGCCATGACCGTGTGGACGAACAGCGTGCCGCCCACCGGGTAGCCGACCACCGCCGCGGGGCCGGTCACGTCGCCCAGCGCGTCGGTCCGCGCGACCACCGCCCCCGGGGCCGGGTGCGGCTCCTTGCACCCCACGAACACCACCAGCGGCCGGGACGACTCGGCCGCCGCCTTGTAGCCCGCGGCGTAGTCCTTCACGACCGCCCGCGGGGCCGGGGCCGGGGCGCCCGCGGGCGTGCCGGTCAGCGCCAGCGCGACCCGCGCGCGGCGGTCCCGCGCGGCGTCGGGGTCGGCCGCACGCGCCGGGGCGGCCAGGGCGATCAGGAGCGCGGCGCCCAGCGCCGAGCGGTACACGGTTCGCATGATCTCAACCTCCCAAGGAATTTCAGACACCAGAAGGGGCGCGGGGCGGACCCGCGCCGGCCCGAGGTTACGCGGCTCACCACGCCAGCGCGCCGAGTGCCGGCCGCCCGGCCCCGTCGCGGCCCCCGGGCGCGCGGCTCACGAACCAGTCGATCGGCACCCGCCGCGCGGGGAACCCCTGCACGTCGGAGAGGGCGAAGCTGTCCCCCTGGCGGGCCATCCGATCGACCACGGCGGCATCGACCCAGAACCCGGCGGCCGGGGCGTCCGGCGGCCACACGGGGCCGGTGTGCGCGGCGTCGCCCCACGAGTTCAGGCAGAACGCCCCGGGCCGGGTCCCGCCGCGCCACGCAATAAAACTCATGCAGTGCGCCCAGTTGCCCTGGGGCCGGGCGAAGCCCTGCTCGTCGCGGCTCATCGTGAAGCCCTGGTCGCTGCACACCGCCACCGGGTACCCCTGGGCCAGCGCCCGCTTCACGTCGGCCGCGGACCGCACCAGCGCCGTCTGCTTCACCGGGTGCGCCTTCGCCAGCGCCTCCAACTGGTCGGGCACCCCCACCCCGCGCTGCCCCCACTGGCGGGCGCGCGCCGGGCTGAAGGCGGTGAGGTCGGCGGGCGCGTGCCGCTCCATCGGCACCACCCCGAAGTCCCGGCACCACTGCGCCGCCCACGCCCCGACCGAGCCGTCCCCGCTGATCTGCCCCTTCCCCACCCGCACCCGCGAGCCGGCGTAGATCACCTCCGCGCTGACCGGCTTCCACTCGAACGCGGCCCCCTGGGCGATGGCGGTGGCCTGCACCACGTCGCACGCGTGCTTCCACCCGCACCCCACGCAGCACCCGACGCTCTGCTGGTTCACGTTCGGGTACGCCGACTCGGGCAGCCGCGCGGCCCGGCGCACCGCGCGCCACAGGTACACGTCGTCGTCGCCCAGCGCGGCCCGGCCCGCCGGGGTCGCGTCGAAGTGCAGGGTCCGCGCCGGATCGAGGTTGGCGCGGATCGCGTCGTCGTCGCGCACCCACCCCTGCGTGGGCACGTACTCGAACTCCTCTGCCCGCGGGCTCACCGGGGCCGGGGCCGGCACCTCGACCTCGCGCACCCGCTCGGGCGCGACCTGCACCCCGACGCCGGTGCCGAGCACCAGCGGCAGAATGATTTTCAGGGCCAGGATTGCCAGCCGGCGGAGCCGCTCCCGGCGCTCCGGGTCCGGTTGCCGCATGATGTCGGTGCTCATTCGGGGTTCCGTGTTGGGGGTTAAGAAAGTGGGGCGGACGGGTTCGTTTCGGGAACCGCGGCGGCTCACTTCGCCAGTTCGTCCAGGTGCGCGGCCAGCTTCCGGAACAGCTCCCCGGCCGCGGCCCGCTGCTCGGCGGTGAGGTCCGCGTCGGTGGTGGGGAGCACGGCGGCCAGTTCCGCCGCGACCGCCTGCCGCACCTCGCGCAGCGCGGCCTCGCCGATCAGCGCGGCGGCGGCCTCCTTGAGCTTCTGCCGCAGCGTGCCGGCGGTGGTCAGCCCGGGCTCGGCGGTGAGCTTGGCGGCGGCCCGGTACAGCGCGGCCAGGTCCCGCGCCCACTCGGCCTTCTCGGCGGCGGTGCCGGCGCCGGCGTCGAGCGCCACCTTGAGCCGCGCCCGCAGCGGGTCCGCGGGGGCGGGCGGCGCCGGGGGCGCGGGCGGCTTCGGCGCGGGGCCGTCGATGCCGAGCTTCTCCAGCAGCTCGCGCTGGCGCTTCAGCTCGGCGGCGATCCCGGCCAGCGCCGCGCCCTCGGCCTTGTCGAGTTCGGCGCGCTGCCGCCGGATGCCCGCGATCTGGTCGGCGAGCTGGTCGATGGTCTGGGGCGCGGGCGGCTGGGCAACCGCCCAGGCGGGCGCGAGCAGTCCGAGGACGGGCACAAGAAGGTGGCGCATGGGTCGGGGCTCCGTGTTACCCCCGGCCGATGGCAGCGAGACGTGAACGACGAGACGGCGGGTCGTGCCCCGGTTACACGGAGGGCACGGGGCGCGCGGGGCGGAACTCATGTCCCGGTACGGGCACCCAGCTCCATCCGGTCGAACTCCGGAATCGCTACCGGAAGTTCGACTCCCCTCGGAGAGGGGCGATCGAGACCGGCCGGGGCCGGAAGCCGCGGCACCACCGCCGCGAGCAACTTTCCGCAAATCCTCACACAAACAGCACGTTACGTCGCGGCGGGCGTGGTATTCTCGGTTCCGGCCGGTTCGCGTTCGGCCACCATTCCGGGTTTTAACACCGGGATTCCGTGGTAGCGGGCGACCAGCGAACGGCCCCCGAACCGACAGCTAATGTCCCGTTGTTGCCCCACCGGAAGCCGGTACCGAAGGGATTCCCGGCTCCCCGGGCGACCGAGAATCGACCGGCCCAATGCGGTTACTTCCGATTCCGGTTCCAACTTGGGGGCCGATGCGGTACAAAGTCCGGATCACTCGCGCGGCTCGCCACTTCGCCCGGAACCGGTAACGCCGAGAAACGCCCGGTTTAACCCGAACCCGGAAGGACTTCGGGTCAAAAGTCCGATCGTCGAAAGTCGTAAGGTCACAGATCCGGTGTGAATGATGGTTCGTGACGTTACGACTTGCTGACCGGACGACTCGTGACCCGGAGCCGTAACGCTCCCCATCTATCTGATGGCACCGGGCACGTGTAACGGGGCCTGATACATGAGCCCGCCGTGGGTGTCACTTTCTGACGAGCCGCGACCGCCAGGGAGCGCGGTACGTGCCACCGCTCCCGGCGGTCGCGGCTCGTCAAGAAATGCGACACGACCACCGTGTACGTGTATGAAACAAGCCCCTTGCCGCGGTCCGAGACGTGAGCTGCGGCAGCCGGCGTGCAATATCACGACCGCGGAGAGGCAAATTAAAAAAGCTTAATTCAACTCGACTTGTTCGGTATGTGTGAGTACAAGGATGAAAACCGCCCTGAATTTCACCTAGGACAATAACATGCTTGGTTTCAGCCGATCGTGTCCGAAGTGTCAGAGCCGGGATTTCTGGCTGCGGCGCAACCCGAAGCTCCGCGCCCTGCGGCTGGTGTGCGTCCACGCGCTGCGGTGCCGCGCCTGCCACACCTGCGTCTGGCGGGTGGCCCCGTGGTGGTCCAAGCAAGGCACCACGGTAGCAACAACCCGTTAGAAGCCGGACCGCACCTCCTCTCCCCGCGACTCGCCCGTTTACAGAACTGCAGCGTTTCGATCACCTCTCGCGATCCCGCGGCGGCGCTTCGCCCGTCACGCGGCCGGTCCACGCCTCGTCACGTCCGAGCCGCCCCCGTCGCGCCAAGCTCCCCGTTCCGAATTCACGTGCCCACCTGCGATGTCGCTTTCTTGACGAGCCGCGACCGCCAGGGAGCGGGTACGTGGCACCGATCCCTGGCGGTCGCGGCTCGTCAACACAAGCGACACCGCAGATGGGTTCATGTCTGAGACCGCGGCGGGCGCGGGGCCGCACCGCTGACGAGCAGCGCCATTCAGATTGCGCCACGGCGCGAATTATCATCCTTCATCACAAGAGCAGCGCTAACAACGATTTACGGCGCTAATTTATTGACCACTTCGGCTTCGCGATCTAGTTTCCTGTACCGCCTGAGCGACTCGCGAACGCAAGTAGGCACCCGAGTGGTCAACACCCCTGAGTCTCCGAAATCGAAAGGGTTTCTGATGAAGTTCTGGAGCACCCGCCGAGCGCCCCAAGCCCCCCGCGCCGCTTCCCCCCTGCGATTCGAGGCCCTCGAAGATCGGTCGGTCCCGAGCGCCGCGGACGTGGTGACGATCGACCCCGCGTACCGCGAGTTCCTGGGCCGCGACATCGACCAAACCGGGAAGGTGTACTACGCCCAGCGGCTCGACGCCGGCGCGACGTCCGCACAGGTGGCGCTTGAGATTCAGAACTCCGACGAGGGCCAGGCGTTCAAGGTGACCGAAGCGTTCGCCGAGCTGCTCGGCCGCGCGCCGGGCGACCGGGCCGCGGGCTTCATCACCGGCCTGCGCCAGGGGATGACGCAGGACCAGATCCGGGCCGCCATCGCCGCCTCGGACGAGTTCTTCCAGCTCAAGGGCGGCGGCACCAACGCGGGCTACCTGAGCGCGCTTTACCAGGCCGCCCTGGGGCGCGACATCGGGAGCGGCGAGCTGGCGACCCGGACGGCCCAGCTCCAGTCCGGTGTGTCGCGCCTGCAGGTGGCCCGCGACGTGTACGCGAGCCAGGAGCGCGCCACCCGGGTGGTGAACGAGCTGTACGTCGATTTGCTCGGCCGCACGGGGGAAAGCGCCGGCGTGAGCAACTGGGTCGGCCAGTTACAGTCCGGGGTGCGCGTCGAGGTGATCGCGTCACGGTTCGTCGCTACGGCCGAGTACTTCGACCTCGCGATCCGCGGCCTGCTGCCCACGGGCACCGGCCCCGCGGGACCGCAAGGGCCGGCGGGACCGGCCGGAGCGGATGGTGCGGATGGCGTGGATGGCGCCCCGGGCGCGCAAGGGCCGCAGGGGCCGCAAGGGCTGCAAGGGCCGGCGGGCACGAACGGCACGAACGGCGCGGGCGTGTCGGCGAGTTTTTCGGCTTACCAGCTCGCCACCATTGCCGACTCGACCGTTGTTGGCGGGGCCGACGTTCCCTTCTCGAACAACGGCGCCGCCATCAGCGGTGATGTTACGCACACCGCCGGGACCACCACCTTCACGGTCAATACGACCGGAACGTACCGGCTGACCGCGATCTTGAACTACACCGCCGGCGTGGGTGCGGCGATCGCATTTGCGGTCAACGGCTCCTCGCGCCCCGGGTCGACCCCGCTGCTCACGGCCACCGGGCAGGTCGTACTCGATACGACAGTGACCTTCGCTGCCGGCGATGTGGTTACGCTCCGGAACAACAGCGCCACCCCCCTGGTGATGACGCTGGCGCCTGGTGCGGGGGCGACGCTCACCATCGACCGCATCGCTTGATGCCGGACCGCGGCCGTGGCTCGGTCACGGCCCGTTCGGAGGTGCGGGCACCCACACCTCCGAACGGGCCGGGTGGTTGTGTCTGTTTCTTGTGGCACAGACATTCCTGTCTGTGCGGCGACTGAAGGCCGCACAGACAGGAATGTCTGTGCCACGAAGGCAGCAGCCAAAGTCGGGATGCGAAGACCGTTCTGACGGGATCGACAGGATGAACAGGATTTAAAATCAGCCTGTCTTCATCCTGTTAATCCTGTCGATCCTGTCAAAAACGGCCTTCCCAAGCGTGCGCCCGAACGCCCGGGTGCGGCCCGCGGGCGGTCACTCGGTGGCGGGGCTGAGGCCGTCCCGGCGGTCCCCCAGCGCGACGAGCACGTCGGTCGGCAGCCCGTACCGGACGTGCCGGACGGACCCGTCGCCGAACACCGCGTTCATCCCGGTGCGGTGCGCGGAACCGAACTCGTACCCGGTGTTCTGCGCCCGGTCCCGGCCGAACGGGGCCGCCGTCAGGCTCACGATGTCGTTGTCCCACGCGTCCGCGTACCCCTGGTCGTCGCACCAGTCCCCCGTCTGGTACCGCTCCGTGTGGAGCCGCTTCTCGCCGATCACCAGCGTGTTCGACAGCCCGTCGGTGACGGACTCCGTGGTGGTCCGCAGCGGGTTCCGCACGATCACCCCGTAGTACGGCCCCGCCTCCTCCGCGCCGCCGCCGGGACCGGTGGCGCTCGCGTAATCGATCAGCCCGCGGCCGGCGACCGCGAGGGGCGCGCGCCGGGCCGGGCAGAAGTACCCCGGCACGACCACCGAGACGACCGACGGCCCGCTCCGGTACGCCGTGTCCAGCTCCAGGTACGGGAGCAGTTGGAACGCCCAGCCGGCGTTCTGGGACGAGAGCCACGCCGGGGTTTTGCCGACGTAGGTGGGCGGCTTGGTCCAGTGCCCCCCGCCGCTCGGGAAGTAGCCGACGGCCTCGTGGTGGGTGTGCAGGGCGAGGCCGATTTGCCTCAGGTTGTTGCTGCACGACATCCGGGCGGCGGCCTCGCGCACCTTCTGAACGGCGGGCAGCAGCAGGCCGATCAAAAGGGCGACGATCGCGATGACGACCAGCAGTTCGATGAGCGTGAAGGCGCGGCGTGCGCGGGACATCCTCGGTCTCCGGGTGACGATTCGGGGAACACCCACGACCGTAGCGCGCGTTGCCCCCCGCCGGCCGGCGGGCGAGGGGCGGGGGGCGGAAATAGGGGTCCGCCTGACGCGGAAAATGGGCCGGCAAAAGAAATGTCCACAGTCGCGCAAATGACTATCGCACGCTCGCCAACTCGATTGTTTAACTTAGGAAACATGGGCTGTTTCCGCCCGGAAGCCGTGTTAACGCCGCGTAACCGGGCACCTGAACCCCGCGGCGGCGCCCGTTCCGGCGAGCCGCGGCTGCCGAGTAACGAGGTATGCCCACACAGAAAGCGCCGCGGCAGGCGGACCCGGACGGACCCGTTGTAAACTTGCTGAGCGCCCCCGTCCGAAACCGGCGACCATTGGGGAACTTCGCACGGTGGGTTCGATGGCTTACCGCCGGCGCCACCGCTCCGCGCCCGACCGTCGCCGCATAACTCGGGAGCGGCCGGGCGCGTGCCCGCGTTCGCCGCCGCACAAGCGGGACAATAAACTCACCACTAGCCGCCACGGAGTTGACCGGAGATCGCCCGCGTGAACCGTCTGCCCGCCGTCGATGCACTCCGGGGCGCGGCCGCGCTGGCGGTGGTGCTGTTCCACTACACGGAGTTTTTCGCCCTGTTCGAGGTGCCCGCCGGTCCCGCCGGATCGGCCGTTCTCGCGGTGACGCGGTGCGGCCACCTGGGGGGGCCGGTGTTCTTCGCCCTCAGCGGGTACGTGATCGCGTCGACCGCCCAGCGGTACCAGTTCACGCCCGGCACCGGGTTCCGTTTCGTGCTGCGAAGGCTGGTCCGGACCGTGTCCCTGTGCTGGGCCATGCTGACGTTTATTACGCTGAGCATCCTGGCGGGCACGCGGTGGGGCTGTTCAAGAACACCACGGTTTCGTTCGACCAGTTGCTCGCGCACATGGTGTACGCGCAGGAGGTCCTGGGTTACACCGCGCTGGACGTGGCGTACTGGACGCTCTGCCTGGAGGTCCAGTTCTACCGGGTGTTCACCGCGTCCGCGGTCGCGGTGCGCGCGTGGCCCGGTTCGCGGCCCTGAGCGCCGCGCCGGTCGCCGCCGGACCACATCCAAAACACGAATTATGTTCACATCAATAAATATGGCCTTATTGAGCCGGTTACGCACGGGGCCGTCGGGGTGCCCTGCGGAACGGCGGGTTGCGCGCGGCTGCACCCGGCCAGCGCCCCCCTTTTCGGGCTAAAAACCTAACAATCACACGAATCAATAAAATTACATCATTGTAGTCACAGCGTGTCAGAGGCCATTCATGAGTAACGGCGTTCCCGCACCCAGTCCGGTTTCACCGCGGACACACATCCCGGCACTCGACGTGCTTCGCGCGGCGGCGATCGTGTGGGTCGTCCTGCGGCACACGCACGGGGGCGGATACCTGCCGGAGCACCTGAACCCAAATATCGGGAGGCTCCTGTCATCCGGAGATGCGGGCGTAGACCTGTTCTTTGTTTTGAGCGGCTACCTGATCGCGACGATCGTACTGGGTGAAGCGGGGGCGAGCGGCCGGCTCGACGTCCGGCGCTTCTGGTACCGCCGCTGGATGCGCACGCTCCCGGCCTATTACGTCATGCTGGCCCTGATCGCGCTCGGCGACCTCGTTTATACGGCAGCGGGGTCGTGGTCGCCGCGGTGGAGCTACCTCGTCTTCATGCAATCAACGCTGATCGGGTTCGATAACATGCGGTTCGCCTGGTCCTGGTCGCTTTGCGTAGAAGAGCTGTTCTACCTCATCCTGCCGGTGCTGGTGGTGGGGGCGCTGCGGCTGCGCGTTCCCGCGCGGGCGGCCCTCCGGCTGATCGCCTGCGGCGCAATCGTGATGTCCGTTGCCGGCCGGGCGGCGCTGGGGATGTACGGCGCGGCCGGCAGCCACACGCCCGGGTACGGCGTGCCGTATTGCCGGATGGACGGACTCGCGGTGGGCCTGCTGATCGCGACCCTGGGACCGGGCCGCAGCGCCGCCACCTCGACGTTCCTCGGCCTGCTCGCCACCGCGGCCCTTGCGGTTTACGTCTGGGCCGACCAGCCGGAGTGGTTCAAGGACCAGCGATTCCTCCCGCTCTCGCTGATCTTTGGTGCCATGGTCTATGCCGGCATTTCCGCGGGGCCGTGGCGCAACCTGCGGGTTCCGGGGGCGTCCGGCGTTGCGGCCCTGTCGTACGCGATTTACCTGCTGCACCCGGTCATCGCGGTCGTAGTGATGAAGTTCGTGAGCGCCGCCTGGCCGATCAAAGTGCTCGCGTTCTGGTCCGTGTCTCTGGTCGCGGCGCTGGCGATGCGTTACGCAGTGGAGCTGCCGGCGCTCCGGTGGCGGGACCGGCGCAAGGCCGTAACCGAACAGAAGTAGTTGAAGGCCGACCGCTGAAGTACGGGCTGGTAGGCTTGGTGCTGGTGGCATGCCTCCGCCGGGACACGTCCAGATCGGAGGCGAGTGTTGGGTTGGCAATCGCGCTCTCAACCGCCGCGGCGATCGGGCTTGCCTATCTGCTCTACCTCTGTGGCGAGAAGGCGGTAATCCGCTTGTCCCGCAGGGTACAAGTTTAATCGCGTCTGCCCCACAGCGACTCAGTTCAAGTGAAATTGCCCCCATTACCGAGTTCCACCTAATAGCCTCCATTCAAATCAGCCATTATGCAAAAAAATCGCGATGGCCGCTCAGACGAACTCAAGGCAGTAGCCATTGTGGCCGTCGTATGCATCCATGCAGGTCTTCCGTATGCCGATATTCTCAGGTTTTGCGTACCAGTATTTCTGTCCATCTGGGCGTACCACTATGAACAGGGGTTATCACGTCGCCAAGATCGCACTTGGACATACGCCCAACAGCGATTCGTCCGGTTGCTAATCCCATACTTATTTTGGACTGCTGTATACATACCACTCTTTCACACAAGCAGCGAGTGGCGATCAGTTCCGCCGAACGTGATTGTGAATGGCTGGCTAGGCGGCTACGGCTGGTCCGGACAGTATTTCTTCATCATACTGTTTCAATTAACATTGTTGTTTCCGCTATTGCGCCGCTACGCATCACCACTACCGCTGTGGATCGTTATAGCCGTGGGAGCGATCTGTAACCCACTGGCCGACTATTACTTGTTCAGATCTTACGTTGCGTCAGGGGTAGGCGATAGGCTCTTCGTCTATTGGTTACCCTACGTATTCGTCGGAATTGGCCTCGCACGTGGCACGATTCGACCGACGCTCTTACTGATGCCATTGGCTACTGCGACCCTCTTGACGCCAACTGAGTTCTCACAACTTTTGCTCACCGTCCCGCGAGCATCACCCTACCTAGTGGTCAGTGTCACAGTGGGGTCGCTTGCGATATTGCTTGCAATGGGGCCAACGACTCGTGAGCCCTCGCTGCGGCAACTGCGGTGGCGACAAGTGATCCAGTACATCGGGCGCAACAGCTTTTCGATTTTCCTATCGCACTTACTATTCTTGAATCTTGGCGGCGTCCTGTTTGACATGTCCAATGTATCAATACGAGTTTTAATTACCGGTATTGCCATCATAGGCGGCCTGGGGCTTGGAGTTGCTCTCAAGCGAATCCGCCTGGGAATTCTGGTTGGCCAGTAATCGGCCTTATCAAGTTCGGCGCTAACGCCGGATGTCGGCGATGTGGACGATGGTCTGGGGCGCGGGCGTGGATGGTTTCGCAAGTGCTTCTGCGGCCCACAGAAGCGCCATTAAGTGTATTTAAATAAGACTTTTAAATCATCACACTTGCCTGTTTCAAACCATGCTCAGATTAGGCCGCCGCGATTACATCGCCAGTGCGGTCGCCAGCCCCACCCCCACCAGACCGCCAATCGCGGTGTGCCCGGCCTGGATCGGGTGCGTGCCGTCGCCGGCGGTGCCCGCCGATGCGACGCTACTCAAATCCACGATCACATCCCCATAAATCCCACCCGAGTTGCTCAAGAGCGCGGCGTTAGTAGCCGCCTGAGCAGCCGCAAATGCAGTGGCGTCCGTACCACCGCTGAACAGGCTGGTGCGATTGATCACGGTGGGGCATACGCTCTTGAACCCGGCCGCCCTGGAGTCCGCCACCCACTGCGCATGAGACGCTAGTGTCGATGCGACACTAGCACCAGATGCAAGCGAGTTAGTTAGCTCCCACTGAACCGCAACGTTCTTGGTTCCGGCTTGATACCACGTCCCCCACATCGCCGCATCGCGACTTTGGAGCGCGGACGTGGTAGCGCCAGAACTCCCCCAGTTGCGCCAATCATGGGCTGACACGCTGGCGGCGTCCGCAGCGATCGAGGCGAACGGTGCAAATCCGGCAGACGCGCCGTATGTGATCGAGTTACCGGTGAAGATGACGTTAACGGACCGACTCGGGAGTGTGATCCCGAAGGTAGCCATACGGGCTTGAACCGCTGCCTGGAGTTGCGGGCCAGTGAGTCCGGTCGCCCACACGTCAAGCTGCGCGAGATCCCCCCCCGAATTCACCCCGGAGATGGTCCCGATTCCGATTGCCGGCCTCGTTCCGGCGGCTAATGGCGTGGCGCTGGCGCGAGCCAACCGCCCGTTGACACACCACTGATATCCGCTCGCCACACTCGTGAACCCGATCACCCAGAAACCGGTCAGTGGCGCGCCGTACTCGCTCGGCAGGTAGCTCCCCAAACTACCAATCTCAGGGCGCTGATATCCGTTAATCAAATGCAGCCCCGCGCTACCGAAGTTATCAGCGGTCGTGAGCACGTTCACGCATGAAGCCCGATCCGTCCGGCGCCTCTCGTAAACGATTACCATCGCGTGGTTTTGCATATCCAGGGGCGCCGGCAGCACTCCGCCGATCAGTACCGCTGCGTCGGCGCGCACCGCGTGTTTCCCAATGCCGGCCGCGTCCTTCTGATATGTGCAAAAATTCGACCCAATGTCCGTTAGTTTTCCTCCGCCTACACCTGTCCAGCACTTTACTAATTGGCCGGTCGCCGTCGCCGGGGTAGTACCGGCCGTGTCTGTGAAGTGACCGCCGGTAGACAGCCATGATTCCTGTGGCGATGGCACGGTAATGCCGCCCGTCCGCCGCAACTGATTGATCGCCAGCCCCACGCCCGATTTCATCGCGCTCCCCTCATGCGTAGGCGACGATGTCGGCGGCGGTGGTGCCCGTGGCGTTCACGCGCACGCCCTCGACCGGCAGGCACTCGCCGCCCTGGCAGTTCTTGAACGTGACCGCGGCGCCGTCCTTTCGCACCACCACCACGTCCCCGGCGGCGCCGATCCGCAAGGACCGGAACGCGCGCGGGGCGTTCGCCGTGTTGCTCGGGGTGACCGCGAAATAGTAGTCGCTCGGGTCCGATAGGCTCGCCGGCATGTCCGCATCCTCCACAGGTTCCCGGCCGATGGCACGCGACACAATCACCCGGTCGGGGCGTCCGGCCACGGCCCCCACTTCGGCGCCTGCCCCTTCTTCACCAGCCCGCACGATTCGGTTGCGAGGGGCAGCTTGGCCTCCAGCGGGCACCCGCACGCGGCGCACGCGTCCAGCGCCCGCTCCTCGCACAGCGCGCACTCCGCTTGGCGCGATTCGAGCACCTCCAGCGGCACCGTCCGGCGCCCGCCCGCCACGTGCCGCGCCATCGCCGCCGTGTAGTTCATCGCCTGGCGCCACAGCGCCGGCTTCGCCCTCACGTCCTCGGCGCACCGCGACAGAACCATCAGCCCGTGGTTGTTCCGATCGCGGCGCTTCACCACCCAGCCCGGGTGGCGGTGGCAGAAGGTTCGCAGCGCGTGCAGCACGCCCGGGGCGTCGGGCCGGTCGCCGCTCTCCCCAAACGTCTCGGTGCAGTGAACCACGATGTACTTCGCCACCCGCTCGTGGTGCCGCTCCAGCAGGGGCATGAGCGCGTCGGCGGTGTGATCGGTGTCGATGAACAGCAGGTCCACCGGGGGCAGGTCCGCGGCCGCCGGGTCGGCGGTGCGGCCCTCGAACCGCGCGCCCAGCCAACCCCTCAACCGCTCCCACTGCGGCTTCGGCCGGGGGCACACGCTCACGAACGTGCCGTCGGCCGGGAGGCCGGCGACGAGCGCCGCGTCCGCCGGCTTCATCCACAGCGACAGCTCCGCGGCGCTCGCGCAGCCGGCCGCCAGCGCGCGCAGCGTGCCGACGTGCTCGTGGAAGTCGGACGGCTTCGCGGCCGACGCCTCGGCCCACGCGGCGGGCGTCGGGTGCGCGTTCGCCTCGCACGCCGAGCACCCGGCCGGCTTCTGCGGTTTGAACTGCGTCACGTCCACGCTCGACACCGTCGTCATCGGGCCGGGCCACCAGTGACGCGCCTCGCCCCAGTGCGGGTGCCACAGGGACGCGCCGCGCGGCTCGTAGCACACGTCCCCGTGCGCCGTGAACCGGCCGGCGGTGTGGTTCACGTGAACGGCCGGCGTGCCGCTCATGCCCGCGGGGTCGGCGGGGTCCAGCCGCGCCCAGGCGGACCGGTCGGCCCCGTGGTCCGGTTCGAGGACCACCGGACCACCGCCGGCCGCTTCCGTTTCGGCGCGGGTCAGGTTCGTGAGGAAGGTGTCCCACCGCAGGGCCAGCTGGTGCAGCGGCTCGTGTCGCTCGCGCACCGGCTGCCAGCCGGTGCCGTTGAGGCCGATGTAATCGAGGTGCGATACCACCGGGGCCGACGGGTGCGCGGCGAGGGCGTCGCCGAGCCGGTCGAAGTACCCGGGCGGGTACAGCACGTCGTGCTCGCAGAACGCGACGGCGTCGAACTGCGAGCCGTCCGCGATCGCCGCTGCCGCGGCGGCCCGGATCTGCGCGGCGATGGTGGCGTGCGCGCGGCGCTTTTCACCGGCGAACGTGGTCCAGTGGTCCCCGACCCGCACCCCGGCGACCGGTTCCCACCCGCACGCGCTCACGGTCACGTCGTGCCGTAAGGTCTGGTCGCGGGCGTGGGTCACGGTCTCGGCGCTCCGCTGGAGCAGCGCGGCGGGGGCGCTGTTGTCCGTGTACCAGACCGCCAGGATGCGCTGGCGCTTCGGCCCCGGACGCGGGCCGCCGACCGGCTGCACCGCCTCGGACCGCTCCACCAGCCGCCCCCAGGTGTCCGCGGGCAGCCCCTTCCCGAAGTGCTCGCGGATCTGCGGGACCGCGTCGATTCCGAGTTCCCGGTGACCGATCAGCAGGTTCCACACGTGGTCCTCGGTGCGGAGCGGGTACGGGGGCGGCGGGTTGTTGTGCCAGCCGGACACGTCGCGGAACTTGTGCCGCCACCGCAGCCCGGGCACGCACAGCGCCCGGCCCCCGCGGCGCCGCACCACCTCGTGAACGTACCCTTCTTCGCCCCCGAACCCGTTGAACAGCGGGTGGAACCCGGGCCACGCCGCGGTGCGCATGAGCCACAGCCCGAGGCCCATCATGGGGATCTCGAACGGCTCGCCGGCGGGGGCCGCGCCGCGCGGGTCCGTGTCCCAGGTGCCCCACAGCCCGCCGCCCGGGTTCGGTCGCCAGTGGGTCGCCAGCCCGCGGCCGTCGTCGTGCACCAGCGGCCCGGACACGATGTCCCGCGAGTCCGGATAACGTGAGGCGAAGTAGAGGGCCGCCTGCACCGCACCCGTTTCCAGAATCACGTGGCTGTCGATGCACAGGGCCCACGGGGTGCGAGCGAACCGGAACACGGCGTCCCGGGGCTTGGACGTACCGGTGAGGTCCGGGCGGTGCAGGTACCGGCCGCCCACGGCCCGGGTGATCGCCTCCACCCGCGGGTCCCGCTCCGGGGTATTGTCCACCACCAGGTACTCGACCCGCGGGTGGTTCGCGGCCAGGGCCGAGAGCACGAACCACACGTGGTCCGGCTCGCCCCGGGTCGCCATGCCGATCGTCAGCGGGCTGCTCATCCCGATCCTCTCGTGAAGCTGTGGTCGAATCAGTCCGGACTGGCCGTCGGGCCACCGGTGCCGGTCCCGGTGGTCACGGGCGCCGGCGGCGGTGTGGTGGTCGTGCCCCCGATCCCGCCCACGCACGTGCCGTTGCACAACGCCAGGGACATCGGCCCCGTGACCGTGCAGCCCGCGCACTGGTTAATCGGATCGAAGGAGCACGTGTTGACCCCCAGCGGGCACTGGCAGCAGAAGTAGTCCACCACCGGGCCGGCCGTGGTGGTGGTCGGCGCGGGCGTCGTGGTCGGCGCGGTGGTGGTGACCGGCGGCGGGCCGGCGGTGGTGGTCGTTGTGCTGGTCGTCGCGGGGGCCGGGGTGGTCGTGGGGCCGGCGGTGGTGGTGGTCGGCGGCTGGCACGCGGCCACGCACGCCGCGCTGTCGCCGAGGTACGGGCCGGACTTCTGCACGCACCCGGCGGGCATCGTGGGCGTCGCGGCGCACCCCCAGAACCCGTAGCTCGGGTTCTCCGTGCAGTCGTAGCACCACCACTGGAGCGGGCCGGCGGTGGTGGTGGTGGGCGGCGCGGCGGTGGTCGTGGTCGGCACGCCCTGCACGCACGCGCCGGCGGCCTGCGAGCAGGTGCCGGCCGGGGCGTACAGCGGGCGGTCGCACACGCACCCGGCGCCCACGCACGGCCGCACGATCTGGTTCCAGCTCGCGCCGTCCGTGCTCCCCCAGAGGCAGTCCCCGCCGCACGCGGTCGGCGGGCCGGCGGTGGTCACCGTCTGGCACGGGTTGTTGCCCTGTGGGGAGTAGCACGGGGTGCTCACCTCCTGGCCGCACCGCGAGCCGGGCGCGGCCGGGCGGTCGCACGCGCAGCCCGACACCCCGTAGGACGAGCAACTGCCGGTGACCCACTCCCAGCCGAGTTCCGCGCTCACCCACATCCACCGGCACGAGCCGGTGCAGTAGTAGGGCGGCACCTGGCACGGGGTCGTCGCCTCGGTCGCGCACTCGGACACGGTGCAGGGGCCGGCCGGGCGCGGGCACGGGCAGGCGCCCGAGCACCCGTTCGACCGCTGCACCCAGCCGCGCACCGGGTGGCAGTACCACACGCACCCGGCGGCGCACGCGCCCGGGGTCGTGGTCCCGCACGCGCCCGGGGTGGTCGTGGCGCCGGTGCAGCTCGGCGCCGGCGCGTCCGCGGCGAGGCGCCCGCACGCGGTGGTGGCGCAGGCGTCGGCGGCGGGGCACCACGTCGGGGCGAGGCAGTGACAGCCGGCGGCGCAGGTGGAGGTGGTGCGGGTCCAGGCCTTCGAGGCGGCGGAGTAGGTCCACTGGCACGCGCCGGCGCACGGGCCGGCGGTGGTGGTCGTGGTCGTTGTCGTGGAGGAAGTGGCGCCGGCGGTGACCGCGAACTCGTACCACATCTGGCCGGCGACGAACCCCCGCTCGCGCAACCAGACCACGGTGCCGGGCGCCACCTCGCGGTCGTTCAGCTCGACCGCGGGGTTGACGCTCGTCGTGCCGCGGCGGTAGCCGAGCGGGTCCAGGTCGCCGCCGGTTCCCAGGTCGGTGCCCTGCTCCTTCCAGCCGTAGCGCCAACGGCCAGACGAGTCGTCCTTGGCGGTGATGACGGCGCGGATCAGCAGCGGTTCGGCCATGCCCCGGCCGATGGCAGCGGCCCCGGTTGCCCGTTGCCCCACCCCGGCGGGTCGCTTAAGCTGGCCCGCCGCGGACGCCTCACGCCGAGCGTCCTTCCCACGGGAGCCGACATGCGGATCGCCCCGAACGTCCTCACCGCGCTGCTGGCGGCGGCGCACCTGTTCTTCTTCGTTCTCGAGGCGGTGATCTGGAACACGCCGGCGGCCGACCGGTTCCGTGAAACGCTCAACTTCAAGAACGACCAGACCGAGGGGGCGAAGGTCGCGATCAACCAGGGGCTCTGCAACGCGTTCCTGGCGCGCGGGCTCGTACTGGGCCTGTTGCGGTTGCGGGCGGGCCGGCCCGACGGCCGGCTGGTGCTGTGCCTGTTCCTCGGGTTCATCGCCGTCGCGGGCGTTGTGGGGTACTGGTCGGTTCAGCCGGAGCCGCGCGGGGCGGTCGCGTTCCTGGTCGGGCAGACGGGGCTGGCGCTCGCCGCGCTGGTGTGCCTCTTCCGACAGCCGGCGTGATGCCGACCGGCGCACCAACGTGGCGGATTATCCACTTCGCGCCCGCCTTGCGCCCGGTTACCCTGAAACAGCCGCTCGCGACTCGCCGCAGCGGCCCCTCAGACTCAGCCCGGTCGCCCCATGCATCCCTGGGAATACCTCGCCCTGGCGGCAGCGCTGCTGCTGGTCGCGTTCGCGGCGCTCGGCCCGGCCGGCCGGGCCGACTCGGGCTCCGATGAGCGGAGAGTACCGCTTTGGGTCGCCGTCGTGGCCGCGGTCAGCGCCACGGGGGCCGTGGTAAGTGCGCTGGCCCGGGTCGCGTTCTGAGCCCCCGATCCCCCTTCGCGCCCGCCCGGCCCTGGATTACCCTCAGCGCCGCGGGCGCCGCGCGGGCCGGCCCCGCCGGTGCCCGGCTCGCACTCCCGGCCCGCTATTGCACCACCAGCCCGACCGCGTGGAGGACCGCCGCCTTGTCGGTGGTCAGCCCGATCACCGCCCGGCCGTCGCCGCCGAGCTTGGTTTCCTTTTTGCCGCTCCCGTGTGGGCCGCACCAGGGGCTCTCGTACTTGTCCGCCGGGTCGAGCCGGCCGTCCGGCCGGACCCTCATGAACGTCACCCGAATGCCGTCCACGAACTTGTTCGACTTCACGGTCAGCCCGCCGACCGCGTACCCCGGCCGGGCCATCACCCGCTGCTGGCCGTGATCCGGCCAGTCCCGGTCGAACAGCGGCCACAGGCCGCCCAAGCAGCTCTCGCCGTCCCACCCGCCGACCGAGTAGTCGAACCCGACGACCGGCTTGCCGCCCTCCACCGTCCACCGTTTGAACTTGTGCGGCTCCGGGATGCCGGCCATCTCCGTCTCCTCGCCGGTGCCGGGGCTGGCCCACAGCTCCTTCGGGGGCGCGGGCGGCGGGGTCCGGAGCTTGGCCGTCTCCTCCGCCGTCCACGCCCGGGCGGCCGTGATCGGGAACCGGGTCGTCCCGAGGACCACCGAGTTCGACACCTTGAACGTCTTGCGGAACGCGACCCCGTACCCGTGCTCCTCCCGGATGACGTACAACTCGGCGTCCTTCGGCAACTCCCCGGTCCACGGCCCGCGGTAGGCAACTTCCATCTCGATGGTCCCGGCCCGGTCCCCGCCGGGCGACTGGATCGGAACGCGCATGTCCTTGCCGTTGGCCAAGCGGATGACGACCGTCATGCCGCCGTTGGGACCGTCGGCCACCTTCTCCCAGTCCAGCATGAGGGCCTGCCCGCTGCCGGGCCGCGGGCCGAACCGGGTCGGCTTCGGGGTGCCGATGCGGGGGTTGGACAGCTTGTAGACGGTGTCGGTTTTCCGCGGCCGCAGCGGGGCGGCCGAGGTGTCGGCCGGCAGAAACGCCTCGCCGAGTTCGGGGCCGTACAGCGCCGCGCTGGGTTCCGCGGGGGCCGGCGTGCCGGCGGGGGCCGGAGTGCCGGCGGCTGCCGGAGTGGCGGCGGCACCCGCATTCTCGGTCCGGGCCGGGTCCGGGACTTTTTTGCCACAGCCGGCCGCGAGAGCGACGGCCGCCACAGTGGCGACGAGGAAGCGGTTCCGGGAAGGGAGGCGCACGGCTTTTCCTCTCGTGCAGGGTGAGGGAATCCGCCGCCTATCGTACTCGCCTTCACGCAAACGGCATCGAGCGAAGGTTATCGGCTCGATCACGTAGGCGCCCGTCCACTTCACACCTGCCCACCCGTCGGGTAACCTCTGAGCGCGGGCGGCGCGCGGGCCGGAGCCCGCGGTTCACACCGCCCGCTCGGGTCTGCCCATGCGCACGTGCCTCTTCGTCCTCTCGCTCGCCCTTCTCACCTCCGGTTGTAAACCGAAGTCGGCGCCGACACCACCTCCCGCCGTTGCACAGCAACAACCGGAGCACGACCCACGATCCGCGCCCGCGCCGCACGTCGCACCGGGCGATAAGCCCGAAAAGTCCGAAAAGCCCAAGAAAGACGATAAGCCCGACTTGGGCCTACCTTGGTCCGAAGGCACCGCGAACAAGAAGCTGATCGGGCTGACGGACGACGAAGTGAAGGCGCTGATTGGCAAACCTGATCACGTGAGCCCTTCTTCGGATCTTCAGTTCACCGAGTGGCGATACACTCAAAACAAGTGGCTGAGCCCGCCGGAAGGCTCAACTGACTTGCGACCCACAGGGTTTGTCCTTTGCATGCGGGGTGGGAAGGCGAGGCAAATTTACCGCCTCCCCCCGTATTAGATTACCCCGCCCGGCTGCTGATACAGTGGGTCGGTAAACAGCAGTTGGAACGGGAACGAATCGAAGCTCGGGTGCCGGCCCGCATCCGAGCCGAGTGTGGGCTCCGTGGCGGTGTAGTAGTACCGCCGATCGCTGTAGTTGATGAGCAGGTTGTGCCCCGCCGCAACGCGGTTCCGGTTCGCCGTCAACAGCGGGTTCGACGAGTCGGGCACGTCTGTGCCCTCCCGCGAGGTGTACAGGAACCGCAGCTTCACGTTGCACAGCAGCCCGGCGTCGGCACCGGTTTCCAGCCCCTGCGTGTACAGCTTCGCATCGGGCGTCACCGGGATGTAGCTCGTCGGCGTCGCCCCCAGGAACAGCAAGGAGCCGGCACCGAACCCCAGGAACGGGTACTGGTTGATGGTGTTCTGGAACCGCGTCAAATAGGGCTTTGAATCGCCGTACTGCTGGAAGTACCGGAACGGAACCATGAACCAGTTCAGCTCAATCATCCCGTTCGGAAGGTACAGGTACGATCGGGCCGGCGGGGCCGGCGCTCGCCGCGCTGGTGTGCCTCTTCAGACAGCCGTCGTGACACCCGTCGCCACCGCCTGCGCACCAAAGTGACCATTCGACCACTTCACACCTGCCCACCCATCGGATAACCTCTGAGCGCGGGCGGCGCGCGGGCCGGACGCCCGCGGTTCACACCGCCCGCTCGGGTCTGCCCATGCGCACGTGCCTCTTCGTCCTCTCGCTCGCCCTTCTCACCTCCGGTTGTAAACCGAAGTCGGCGCCGACACCACCTCCCGCCGTTGCACAGCAACAACCGGAGCACGACCCACGATCCGCGCCCGCGCCGCACGTCGCACCGGGCGATAAGCCCGAAAAGTCCGAAAAGCCCAAGAAAGACGATAAGCCCGACTTGGGGTTGCCGTGGAGCGAGGGCACGGCCACAAAGAAGCTGATCGGGCTGACGGACGATGAGGTGAAGGCGCTGTTGGGAAAGCCGAACTCATCAGGTCTGGATACCGACGGAATTCACACCCTCTGGATCTATTGGGAGCCGAAATGGCTGAAGCCCACAGAGTCGTCGATTGATCGTTCCCCTACTGGGATGTTTATTCAGTTGAAAGATGGGATCGTCCGTGGTGTGCAACGGCGACCGAATTAGATCAAATCGCCCCGCCCGGTTGTTGGTACAGAGGGTCGGTGAACAGTAGCTGGAACGGGAACGAATCGAAGCTCGGGTGCCGGCCCGCATCCGAGCCGGGTGTGGGCTCCGTGACGGTGTAGTAGTACCGTCGATCGCTGTAGTTGATGAGCAGGTTGTGCCCCGCCGCAACGCGGTTCCGGTTCGCCGTCAACAGCGGGTTCGACGAGTCGGGCACGTCTGTGCCCTCCCGCGAGGTGTACAGGAACCGCAGCTTCACGTTGCACAGCAGCCCGGCGTCGGCACCGGTTTCCAGCCCCTGCGTGTACAGCTTCGCATCGGGCGTCACCGGGATGTAGCTCGTCGGCGTCGCCCCCAGGAACAGCAAGGAGCCGGCACCGAACCCCAGGAACGGGTACTGGTTGATGGTGTTCTGGAACCGCGTCAAATAGGGCTTTGAATCGCCGTACTGCTGGAAGTACCGGAACGGAACCATGAACCAGTTCAGCTCAATCATCTCGTTCGGAAGGTACGCGTAGACCTGCCCGGTGTAGTTGCGGTTGTGTGGTGCAACGGTTCCGGTCTGCGTTTTGAACATCATCGAACCCAGGCTCGCGGACACCGTTTCGCCGGTCGGCGTGCGCGTGAGCGTCGTGAACCGCCGCCACTCCTCCGCGTAGGTGACCGTTTTGCCCGCGCTGCCGTCGGGTGGGTAGTACGTCAGGTCGCTCTTGACCGCGATGTTCTCGTTCTTCACCAGCGGGTACGGCCGCTTCTGGAAGCGGACCTTCAGGTCGTACGCGGTCCAGTGGGGGTACTGCACCGTCACCGCCGACAGCCCGGTGGGCTTCGAGTCGGCCGCCTGGCTCTTGCCGATGCCGGAAATCGTGATCGCGGAGGCGGACAGTTCCGGCCGGAACGGGTGAACGACAGGGAGCACGCGGTTGATCTTGCCCGCCTCCGCGTACTGTTGGCCGACGACACGCGCCTTCAGGTTCAGCACGCCGCCCAGGAAGCCGTCAACCACGGTGCGCAGCGTGTCCGCGTCCGGGGGCTGGTCCTGCGTGTCACCGATGATGCGGTACGTCGCCTCGGCGGACCCATCTTCCTGCGAAATTGCGGTGGACATACGCTCGCTGTCGCCGGTCAGCTCCATCATCAGTGCCATCTCAGCTCCCCCCAAACATCGCGCCGCGCAGTCCGCCGGCCGCGAACCGGGTCAGCAACCCGGCCGCGCCGGCCGCCCCGCCCCCGCGTCGGCTCCCGCCGCTGCTGGCGTCACCCATTCCGACGAAATCCAGCAGCGCCGCCGGCCCGGGCGGCAGGGCGTCGCGGACCGCGTCGGTTATCATCTGCTTCCAGTTCAACGGGTTCGCCTGGATCTGCCCCACCACCTTCACAAGGTCTTCCAGGTACTCGGTGTCCGTCTGTTTGGTGGTGGCGCCCGAGGTCGCGACAAACGCCCGCTCGTTCAGCCGCTTCAGCACGTCCTCGATCGAACCCGTGCCGGCGTCGGACGGCGCCGCGGTGAGGCCGCTTTTGGGCGCCTTTCGGGCGTCAACTGCGCCCTGCAGCGAGTCCTTGAACCGCTTCAGCGACTCGGTGGCACCCGCCAGTTGTAGCAGCCGCGCGGTCGCGATTACGAGGGCGGTGACGAGCTTCCGGAACGCCTCGGCGGTGAACTTGAGCAGCTCCCGGTTCAGATCGTTCTTCACGCCCAAGAGCTGCCCGAGGCCGGACGCCGCCAGCACGTCCGTAATGGCCTGCTGGACCTCGCCGAACGCCGCGGCCGTCGAGACCAGGCTCTCGATCACCGGCAGCACGCCCTCGAGCCCCTTGGCGAAGCCGTCGATGAGCTTCCCCACCAGGCGGACCGGGCCGATCAGGTACCCGCTCACGGCCGCCGAGATGCGTTCCACCACCGGGCGCAGTTGCTGGATCGACGGGAGCAGGATGCCGGCCCAGTCTTTGAGCGATTTGGTCGCGTACGCGATGATCGGCTGCAGCCCGTACCCGATGGTCGCGCGCAGGTCGTTCTGCGCCCGATCGTACTGCTCGACGGCGGACGGGTTGAGGGCGCCGACGTACGACGCCGACGCCTGAACGACGCCGACGATCGCCATCGGGATCGCGGTGAGCGCGGCGACCACGCCGCTGACGACCGCGCCGGCGACGCCCAGCACCTTGCCGAACTTGCCGACGAACCCGCCGATCATCTCGAGCGGGTTCGTTCCTTTACCCTTACCACCGCCAGCGCCCCCGCCCCCCGCGCTGGGGAGCTTGGGTCCCGGCGCCTTCAGCCCCTTCAGTTGCCCGTTGATCTGACCGACGGCGCCCTGAATCAGCTTCAGGGTGCCGAGCTGTTGCGCGGTGAGCCGGGTGAGGGCCTCAAGCTGTTGGTCCGGTGTCGCCATCGGTTACGGCCCCCAGTCGGCGCTTCAGTTCCTCGATCTGCTCCGGCGGCACGCCCAGCGCCGGCCCGAGCGCGATCAGTTGGGCCAGTCGCGCCGTCCGGTCGGCCGGCTCGTCCCCGGCCCCTTCCGGGAGTTGGATCGCCCCGTCCCGGTCCCGCGGGTGGAAGTACAACTCGTGGACCTGGCGCGGGGTCAGGTCTAGCACCTCGTGCATCCGCAGCCGGTGGACGTTCACGAGGACGGCGTACCGGGCGGTCAGCGCCCCCGGCGTCCTCACCGGCGCTTCGGGCGCGGCCGGTCGCCCCGCGGCTCCGGCGCCGGCCGCGGGGGCGATCCTTTTGGGAAGCTCAGCTCCACCGCCTCGTCGAGCAGCTCGCGCACGTCCGCCTCGCGCTCGGTGAGGAGCTGGAGCACCTCCCCCAGGTCGGCGTCCATCATGCACGAGAGCAGCAGCGCGGCGCCCTCGGTGGTGCCCAGGTGCGCCAGCGTCTTCTCGCTGGAGAACGCGAACTCGCCGGCCTCGTGCCGCGCCCGCAGCTTCGCCACCTCGGCCGCGTACTCCGCGTCCGCGTACAGCTCGCGGGCGCCCTTCAGCGCCGCCCGGGCGCGCTCGTACAGCCGCTCCTCCACCCGGAGCAGCGTGCCCTCGGTCATGACGGGCGCGACGCGGTACGTCTTGCCCCGGTGTTCGATCACCTTCGGCGGGTTCAGCGCGCCGAAGGCTGCCGCGCGTTCGCTCATACCGGCTCCGGTCAGGTGAAGTTGATGGTGAACTCGCCGTCGGTCTCGAACCCGACGGAGCACTGGGCCGGGTCCCCCCCGGCGCTGATCTCGCTGCTGTACTCGATGGTGGACACCCGGGCGTTGACGGCGAGCTCCACGCCCGCCGCGAACCCCAGGTGCAGCACCACCAGGGCGCCGAGCGCGAGCGGCATGTTGCCCGCGTTGTACGGCCCCTCGCACACCGGCGCGCCCGCGACCCCGCCGGGCAGCGTGCGCTGGAAGTTGTGCCCGAAGGCGAAGAACTTCTTCACGCCCCCGTCGAGCGGCAGGCGCCACTTGTTGAAGCTGAACGCGACCGCGCCGAGCTTCACGTAACTGTTGTTGCCGCTGATAAAGTTGTCCGGCATGGGCCCCTCACGTGTGGCCGATGATGACGATGGTCACCGTCGCGGCGTCGGCCCCGGCGTTGGCGACCTTCAGCGTCCTGTGCGTACCGCCGACGGCCCCGCCGCCGCCGGCCGGGGCGCCCATCTTTACGACCGACTCGCCCGCGCCGAGCGCGACCGCCCCGGCCCCGGCGAGCCACTGGAACCCGTTCGCGTCCCCCGGCCCGACGCGGACGGCGATGTCGCTGTTGTCCGGGTCGGCCGGCTCGGCCCGCGCGATCAGCCCCAGCACCGCGGCGAGCGCGACACCGGTCTGACCGGTCAGGTCGGTGAAGTTCGTCAGATCGATCGTTGCGGCGCCGCCCCCCGCGACGGTGAGGACGCCGGCGTACGCCTGGTCCCACGCGGCCGGGTCGAGGGCGCCGCCGAACGCGACCTGGTTGGTCCCCTGCTCCAGGGCCGCCCAGCCGGCCACCGGCCGGGCGAACGAGAAGCGGCAGGCGGCACTGAGGCTGACGGCGTCGAGCGGCATGGTCACAGGTCCAGCAGGGTGCGGATCTCGATCCCCGTTGCGGCCGCGGTGGTCACGTACCCCGCGGTCACGGCGCCCGCGGTCCCGACGAACGGGTACGCCACCCCGCTGTCCCGCACCCAGCAGAACGGGGCGCCGGGCTTGAGGGCGATGGTGTCCGTCGGGCTGCCGCTGCTGTTCAGCTTCAGCGTGCAGTCCGCGTCGACCACGATGAAGATCGCGAGCAGCTTGGCCGCGGCCCATTCGAGGTCGATCAACTGGTGGGTCACGGTCCCGAGCCCGAGCGAAAAGTTCTGCTCGATCCCGCCGGTCTTGCTCACGGCGGTGCCGATCAGGTCGCCACCCGCGCCCCAGGTCAGGCTAATCGAATGCGTAAACGGCATCTCAGGTGCTCCGGGGTTCCACGACCGCCACGTTGAACGTTTGTGCCGAGTAATCGAGGTCGCGCGGGATCAGGCTGCCGTCGAACGGGGCCTTCCCGATCGTCGCCGTGAACAGCCACCCGGGGACGGTCGCGAAACACCCCCGGGAGTCGCCCACGGCCTGCTCGATGAGCGTGCGCCACTCCCGCACCCGCTCGCCGTCCGCCAGCACGCGCCCGTCGCCCGCTCCGATGATGACGACGGTGGTCGGGTAGCGGTTGATCTTGTGCCGGTACGTGAGAATCGTCGTCTGCCCCTCTTCGCCGCCCTCGCCCACGCACACGGCGATGAACGGCGGGTCCACCCCGCTCGGCAGGCTCGGGGTCTTGAGCTTCTGCACCTTGTTGCCGGGCACGAGGTTCAGCGCCCGGACGGCGGCCACCACGGCGTCGGCGATCAGGTTCGGGCTCACCGGGTTCGGCACGGGCTCACCTCTTCCTCGTGACCGGGCACCGCACGATGCGGCCCGCCACCTCGTTCACCTCGGCAACCACCCACACCGTGCCGTCGCCTTCGGTGATCCGGTCCACCGGCTTCAGCACGAACCCGAGCCGGTCCGTGCGGAGCCAGAACTCGTTCTGCGTGGTGTGGACCTCGCCCGACCGGGCCGGCCCGGTGGAGCCCTTGCGGATCAGCTTCGCGGCTGTAACCCCCGTTACAGTGACCGCCGCTACCCCGCTGATGGCATCGACGCTCGCCACCGCGACCGGGGCGGTTCCCTGCGCGAGCGCCTCAAAGTCGGCGCCGAAGTCGATGCCGTCCAGTTCGTCGGCCACGGCTACCTCACGATGCTGGTCTGGGTGAACACGGGGTTGGTGTCCGGGGCGGCCCCGGGGATGGCCCGCAGGCTCTTCTCCTGGTCCAGCAGGCTCTCGTAGTAGGTCTTGCGGTCCACCCGCACGCCCCCGGGGAGCGTGTAGTCCGGCAGCGGGTTCGCCAGCACCTCGGCGATCTTCGCGCACACGTCGCGGTACGCGGCCTGCAAGTTCTGAAGGGGCGTCGGCATGGGCGACCTCGTACCAACTCGTGTGAGTGAGAAACCGCTGACGGCGCGTGTGTTCGCGGGGCGACCGATCGCCCGGCCCCGCGAGCACCCAGTTCCACCCCCACCTCAGTCCGGCAGCTCGGTCGCCACCACCCGGACGCCCGCGCCGTCCACGTCGCCCGGGTCGATGCCCTCCGCCCGCAGGTACTCGCCCACGGCGCTGTCGCGGTCCGGGGCGAGCACGTACCGCTGGGTGCGTGCCCCGAAGGGGTGCCCTTCCAGACGCAGCTTGAACCGCTTGAGCCCCTCCCCCGCCCGCTCGGTCGGATCGCACACCCGCGCGCCGGGCTTCGGGGCGGGCGGTTCGCCCTTCGCGTGCCCCGCCCGCGCGCCCGCCTTCTTGGTCTCGTCGGCCATAATCGGTTCCCGTGGTGTCTGTTTTCCCGGTGCCCGCACCTCACGCGGTGCATTTGCACATGCGGCGCGGCTGGACCGTGTTGAACGTGCTGCGCTTGGACACTTTGCTCTGGAAGATGATGTCCTGATCGAACTCCAGTTGGCTGCCGGCGCCCATCGTGGTGACCGTCAGCGGCCAGTTCTCGATCTGCTCGAAGGCGCCGCCCAGGTCGCCCAGGAACCACGTGGTGTCGGACCCGGACACGGCCCGGAACAACTGGCTGCTCATCACCTGGATCTGCCCGATGATGTCGCCGGTCGGGTTCGGGATCTCGCTGCCCACCGGGTTCCCCGAGGTCGCGTACCCCGGGGCGGTGCGGCGCACCATCCCCTTGAGCGCGAACGGCACGGTGAACGCCAGCGCCGGCGGCACGCAGATGTGCTTGACCGTGACGTTCTGCGGCTCGCCCGTGGCCGGGTCCAGGATCTCGACGAGGGCCTGCCACGCGGCCTGCACGTCCGTGTAATCGACCAACGCGTTGGCCGTCACCAGGTTGTCCCAGGTGTGCGCGCCGCTGTTGTCCCCGTAGGTGGGGATCGGCCCCAGGTTGCGCCACCGGTACCGGTACTGGTTCTTGGGGGTTTCGCCGGCGTCCACCACGCAGGTGATGGCCCGCTTCTCGTCGCTCACCCCCTGCCACTCGCCCAGGGAGTCGAGCTTGGTCATGAACTCGCCGGTCTGGTCGAAGAACACCGCCTCCTTCGTCGCTCGCGCGATCATCCCGCGCTTGCGGGTCTCCGGGGTGTCGGTCCAGTCCTCGCCGACGCCCACCTCCGGGTACGGCTTCCCCTCCTCCACCACGTCGCTCTCGTCCCCGACGTGGGTGACGCCCGCGATGCGCTCGAACTTGAACTTGCTGGGCCGGGTCGGGATGGCGTTCACGAAGACGCGGGCGGGCACGTCGTAGGCGGCCAGCACCCGCTCGTAGGCGAACTGCTGGGTGATGTTGAGGAACGCCGCGGTGCTGTTGGCCCCGGCGGCCTCCTCCACCCGGGCGCGCTGGAGCACCCCGTGCGCGCGCTCGGCGCAGTCGCCCAGGTTCTTGCGGCAGTGGTTGAAGTTGTTCCACCCGAAGCACTCGACGAACAGGTCGCCGAGGTCCAGGTCTTCGGTGCGGATCGCGCCCCCGCGGAGCGAGGCCCGCAGCCCGGCCTCCGTCTCCGCCGGGTGCCGCTTGTACGATTCGACCAGTTTGGCAGTGTTCATAGGTAATTCGGAATGTGGAGTTCGGAATGCGGAACGTTCCCAATTCGGAACGCGGAATTCGGAATTCGGAATAGAACCAACCAACCAACAAACAAACAAACAAAATACAAGACAACGAGCAAGCGGGACGCAATTCGGTGCGGAACAGCCGCAATGCGGAACATCGAACAGGTGCCTGGGCGATATTGTTCTTGTTGTCTTCAATTCCGCATTCCGAATTCCGCACTCCGCATTTCCTCAGCGCGCCTGCCAGCAGCCGGCGTAATCGACGTTGGTGGTTTCGAGGTTGGCGCCGCCGTTCTTGGCGCCCACGAACAGGCTCGCGGGGGCGAGGCCGGTGAGCAGGAGCTGGTGCCGGATCGGCTGGCCGGTGACGGCGTCGCGCATGAGCCGGCCGTCCACGGTGGGGACGCAGGTGGCGTAGCTGCCGAAGGCGTCGAGGACCTCGATCCCGAGCTGCTGGTAGCCGGCCCCGCCGGCGCTCTCCTGGCTCTGGCTCACGGTCACGTCCGAGCCGTTGCGGGTGACGAACCGCCACGCCGTGTCGCCGTCCACCTTGTAGATGGCAACGACCGTCCCGCTGGCGCGGAGCCCGGCGCCGTCGTCCAGGATCAGGTTCGCCCCCACCGACGACGCGAGCCCGAACGCCACGTTGGCGTCGTCGGTTGCGGCCTCGGTGAACTGGATCAGGGCTTCGGCGTATAGCGGCTTGTTGGCGGCGGGCTTGAACAGGGCGATGGTGGTAGCGAGGTACGATTCGTCGTTGTCGGCCACGCTCCCGTCGGAGCTGGTGAGGGTGGCGATCCCGCCGACGCCGGCGGCCACGACGGTGCCGGAGTCGGTGAGGGTGGCGGTCCACAGGTGCGGGCTGATGTACCACGGGAAGTCGTCGTAGACCCCGTGCAGGTCTTTGGCTTCGCGCAGGGCTTGCGGCATGCGGACGATGTTCACGTTCGGGCCTCGTTATGTTGGGGGGCGGTGTGCGGGTGCGGCCGTGCCGGTCCGAGGGGCGGTCACTCGATCCACTCGGCGAACGCCTTCGGGTCGGCGGGCGGCTTCGATTCGCTGGCCCGGGTGAGCGCCCCGAGGCGCCCGCGGCCGGCGCTGGTGGGCCGCTCGGGCGCGGGCGCGGCGGCCCACTGGAGCCGGGCGGCCAGTGCGGCGCGGCGGTCGCGCGGGGCGGCGGCGATCAGCTCCAGGTCCTCGCGCCCGGGGCGGTAGCCGAGCCGCTCGCACACGTCCAGCGCTTCCAGCACGGCCCCGGCCCGGCGCCGCGCGCTCTCCGGCTTCGGGGCGCCGTCGTCGGTGTCGGTGTCGTCGTCGAGCGGCTCGGTTTCGGGCGCGTCGGCGTCGGTGTCGGTGTCGTCAGTGGTGATGTCGGCGTGCGCGCGGAGCATCTTCTTGAGCTTGGCGAGGCACTTGCCGAGCGCCTTCGGGTCGCCCTTGGCGGCCATGCACGCCTTGAGTTCGTCGGTGGCCGCGGCGAGGAACGCGGCGTCGAGCGGGGCGGCGGCGCCGGCGTCGGGCGGCGGGGGCGCGTCGGCGGCCGGCATGTCGGTGCCGTCGGTGCCGTCCGGGCCGTCGATCTCGGCGAGCCGGCGGGCGGCGGTGAGTTGGCGGCGGGTGGACGCCGGGTGCGCGGCGAGCCACTCGACCAGTCGGGCGCGGGTGAACGGCACGGGTGCTCCTTCGAACAGGCCTTTGGTGGTAGCGGGTTGTGCGACGAGGTCGATGGACTCGACGGCCCGGATGGCTTCGACGACCTCGCGCCCGTCGGGTCCGGGCCGGGTGTCGCAGAGCGCGACGTGGCTGAACCCGTACAGCGCGGGGTTGCGCTCGGCGGCCTCCATGACGCGCTCGTACATGGGGTGCGAGCGGAGCAGGTTGAGGGTGCCGCGGGGCCGCCCGTCGGGTCCGGGGCGGACGTTGGTGAACCACCCGAGCCGCCGCTCCACGGTGCTCTCGCGGCCGTGGTCGCAGTTGACCGGCCGGCCCTCGTAGCGGGCGCAGTCGCGGCGCAGCACGGCGACGGGGTAGTCGCGCCCGTTGGCGCTGGCGGTGCCGCAGATGAGCACGCCGTCGATGGTGCCCGACTCGCGGTTCGGGCGGGCGCCGCGGAACGGAGCGCGGACGTGTTCGGTGATGCGCCGGGGTGTGGTCATGCCCGGCCGATGGCAGCGGGCGGAAAATGCAGACCTAACCCCCCAGCCCCCTTCCCTGAAGGGAAGGGGGTGGCGCCGGGAGGAGTGATCCCGGGGCGGTAGGGGCGCGCGGGGCGACCCACCCCCCAGCCCCCTCCCTGAAGGGAGGGGGAGGAAAGGCAACCTAACCCCCCGGCCCCCTTCCCTAAAGGGAAGGGGGTGGCGCCGGGAGGAGTGATCCCGGGGCGGTAGGGGCGCGCGGGGCGACCCACCCCCCAGCCCCCTCCCTGAAGGGAGGGGGAGGATGGTTGATCCGCGAAGCGAACGTGATTCGCGATGCGGAACCGAAGTGCCTTCCTCCCCTCCCTTCAGGGAGGGGCTGGGGGTGGGTTGTCTTCGGTTTTGCTCCCCTCCCTTCAGGGAGGGGCTGGGGGTAGGTTGCCTTCCTCCCCTCCCTTCAGGGAGGGGTTGGGGGTGGGTTGTCTTCGGTTTTGCTCCCCCTTCCCTTTAGGGAAGGGGGCCGGGGGGTTAGGTCTTCGCGCCGGGGCATTCCGGCGAAATCGCGCGAGAGTCGCACGCGCCCGCGGGACGGCCCGTACAGTAGTGTGGACCCGTCTACTGACGACGTTGCGCAACGGAGAACGCATGTCCTCGGCCATGAGCACGGTCGATCTGGTCACCTGCGAGAGCGAGCCGATCCACATCCCCGGGCGGGTCCAGCCGCACGGGGCGCTACTGGCCGTTTCCGAACCCGACGGGGTCGTGGTTCAGGCCAGCGCGAACTGCGCCGACCTCCTCGGGCTGCCGGAACTGCCGCTCGGGCGCCCACTCGCCGACGTGCTGGGCCGCGACCTCACCGCCGCGCTCGCCGCGCCCGACCCGCGCCCCCTCGCCCCGCTCCCGGTGAGCGTCGGCGGGCGCGCGTTCGATGTCATCGCGCACCGGCACGCCGGCCGCCTCATCGTGGAACTCGAGCCCGCCGGGGGCGCGACCACGGACCCCGACCGGCTCGTGCGGTTCACCCTCGCGAACCTGCGCAACGGCCTTCACCTGCAACCCTTCTGCGAGGTGGTCGCGCGTGAGGTGCGGGCGCTCACCGGGTACGACCGGGTCATGGTGTACCGGTTCGACCCGGACTGGAACGGCGAGGTGTACGCCGAGGTCAAGCGCGAGGACCTGGAGCCGTTCCTCGGGCTGCACTACCCGGCGTCGGACATCCCCGCCCAGGCGCGCCGGCTGTACCACCTGAACCTCGTGCGACACCTCCCGGACATCACCTATGCGTCCTCCGCCCTCGTGCCGGAGCTGGACCCGGGCACCGGCGCCCCGCTGGACCTGAGCCACGCGGTGCTGCGGAGCGTGTCCCCGATCCACGTCGAGTACCTCAAGAACATGGACGTGGCCGGGACGCTCACCATCTCCCTCTTGAAGGACGGGCGGCTGTGGGGGCTGGTCGCGTGCCACCACTACGCCCCCCTGTTCCTGCCGTACCGGGTGCGGGCCGCGTGCGAGTCGCTCGGGGTGCTCGTGTCCCTCCAACTGTCCGCCAAGCAGGACGCCGAGGACCTGCGGTGCCGGGCGGCGGCCCAGGAGCGGCTCGGCCGGCTGGCCGCAGCACTCGTCGGCGACGACCCGGTCGCGGTGCTGGCCGAGCGACCCGACGAGCTGATCGGGCTGACGCGCGCCGCCGGCGCGGCCGTCGTGTCCGGCGGGCGGGTGACCCTCGCCGGCGCGACCCCGGGCGCGGAGCAGGCCGCCCGGGTGGCGCAGTGGCTGCGGGACGGCAACCGCGGCGAGTACGACACGCACGCGCTGCCCGCCGCCGTGCCCGGCACCGACCCGGCGACCGCCAGCGGGCTCCTCGCCGTCCCGCTGGGCGGCGGCGACTACCTGCTGTGGTTCCGCCCGGAGCTGATCGCCTCCGTGCGCTGGGCCGGCGACCCGCACTACAAGCGGGTGGTGACCGGCCCGAACGGCCCGCGGCTCTCGCCGCGCGGGTCGTTCACGCTGTGGCGCGAGGAGCAGCGCGGGAAGTCCGAGCCGTGGGGCGCGTGCGACCGGGACGCGGCCCACACGCTCCACGAGATGGTGCTCACCGCGCTCGCCCGGCGCGGGGCCGGGCTGGAGGCCGAGGCCCGGCGCCGCGACGACTTCCTCGCCGCCGTGGCCCACGAGTTGCGGAACCCGATCGCCCCGATCCAGAACGCCGCGCAGCTCGTTCGCATGAGCGCCGGGGGGAACGCGGTCGCCGCCCGGGCGGCCGACATGATCGAGCGGCAGACGGGCGCCCTGCGGCGCATCGTGGAGGACCTGCTCGACGCCAGCCGCGCCGGCCAGGGCAAGCTCCGGGTCGATCTCGTCCCGCTCGACCTCGCCCCGCTCGTGCGGGCCGCGGTGGAGGACGCCCGCGCGGCGCTGGAGGCGAACGGGATCGCGCTCGCGGCCCGCACCCCGGCGGCCCCGGTGCGGGTGCGGGGCGACGCGGTCCGGCTGCGCCAGGTGATCAGCAACCTGCTCACCAACGCCGGGAAGTTCACCGACCGGGGCGGCCGGGTCACCGTCGCGCTCGGCGCCGACGCCACCGCCGCGTCCCTGTCCGTCGCCGACACCGGCATCGGGATCGCCGCGGCGGACCTGCGGCGCGTGTTCCAGGCGTTCGCCCAGTCCGAGGGGTCGCTCGAGCGCAGCCGCGAGGGGCTCGGGCTCGGGCTGGCGCTCGTGCGGTCGATCGCCGAGTTGCACGGCGGCAGCGCCTCCGCGGCCAGCGACGGCCCCGGGCACGGCACCACGTTCACGGTCCGGCTCCCGCTCGACACCTCGGCCCCGTGAGGCCGCGGGGCGAAAATCGGCACCACGTCCTTGCGTCCGCCGGCGCCGCGCGGTACTGGTCGAAGCGTGCCGGGCGCCGCCCGGTCCGTCCGGAGTCGCCCCCATGTGGTACGCCCTCGCGATCGTCGCCGCTCTGGTCGGGTACTGGTCGGCGCGCTACTGGCTCGCGTTCCGCCGGGTGCGGGCACTCCAAGCGGGGCTCGACAAACTCGGCGACCCGCTCGGCCGCACCCGGGCCGAAGTCGCGGCGGCGCTGGGGCCGCCCACCCGCGTACCGGAGCCCACCGCCGACGAGGAGCTGATGATCTGGGTCGAGAAGGGGCGGTTCTCCCTGCTCGACGCCTACACCGTCTCCGCCCACGTGGAGGCCCGGATGCGCTTCCGGGACGGCGTGTGCGTCGCGCTCAACGACCACGACGAGCCCGAGCCCGGCCCCGACCGCCGGATCTGACCCGCGCGGGACGCCTCGAAGTCCCGATGCCCGGCACACCGTTCGCCCCCCGGAGATGACCGTATGCGGTACTTGGCTGTTGCGGCGGCCCTGCTCGTGACCGTCCCGCGCCTCGGCGCGGACGAGCCGACGGCCGCCCGCGTTCTGGAGAAGGTGAAGACGACGTACCCCGCGAAGTCGGTCGCCGAGGGCGCGCGGCTGCTCGGCGGCGTCCTCGAATCCTGCCACGCCGTCGGCGCCGGCACCGCCGCCGAGCTGGCGGCCGCGCGGAAGGGCGACCACGTCCGGTTCCTGTTCCCGAAGCCGCTCCGGGTCGAGGTCGGGGGCCGGACCCTGGAGGCGTCGGAAGTGGTCTACGCGGACGGGGTGCTCTGGCTCGCCTGCGGCCCGCGCGTCGTCCGCTGCACCAAGTACACGCACCTCCAAATGGAACCGTTCCGGAAGTGGTACGAGCAGACGCTGCCGGCCGACCCGCCGCGCCCGTGAGCCCCGCCGCCGGAGCCCCGACATGGCACTGGTCCTGATCCCCGCCGTCTTCGTGCTCCTCGCCTGGGCCAACACCGCGGCCGTGCGCGCGCTCCGGGCTCGGCGCGCCCCCGGCGGCTGGTGGGCCGCCCTAGCGGTGCTCTGGCTGGCCGGGGCCGCGGCCGGCGCGTGGGGCGGGTTCTTCGCGAAGTACCAGGCGTCGCCCACGCTCCGGGTGTACGGTCTGCCGCTGCCGATCGGGGCCGCAATCCTGGTGGGGCCGCCGGGACGGGAGCAGTGGGTGGGGTACGCCTCACCCGCCGGGGTTCTGCTCGCCGCCGCGAACGTGCCGCTCGTCGCGCTGCTGGCCGGGAGCGCCGTCGGCCCGGTGTTCTGGTTGCGGCACAGGAGCCGCTTCCGAACCGCGGGCGGGCACGGAGGGCACAGCGGATGAAACCCACATCGCGAAGGCAGTCGGCCGCGGCGGTCGGCGTGCTGGTCGTCGGGCTCGCGGCCGTCCTGATTTCCTTTCGCGCCCCGGCCCCCGCCGCCCCGCGGGTCGAGCAAATGGAGCGGGTCGTACCGGGACTGACCGAGGCCGAAGTCGTCGCGCTGCTCGGGGCGCCCCCGGGCGACTATTGCAGCGACCCGGGCCGCTTCACCGTCGACCACCGCAGCCTCCCCCAGGTGCCCATCGACCTCGAGCGCGGCCCGCACCGCACCGTGTTCTGGCGGAGCGACGAGGCCCGGCTCGAGGTGCGGTTCGGGGCCGACGGCCGGGTCGTATACCGCCGCGTCTGCGAGTCGGTCGATCAGCGGCCCCGCGCCCGCCGGTAACCGCCCCCGCCCGCTACTGCGCCGCTTGCGCGCGTTCGGACTGCTTCTGCCGCACCGCCCACGAGTGCCACAGCTTGTCCACCACCGTGACCAGTTGGTGCGGGTCCACCGGCTTCACCAGGTGGAGGTCGAACCCGGCCGCCGCGATGCGCCGCCGGCTGTTGTCGTCGCTCATCGCCGTGAGCGCGACCAGCACCACCGGCCCGGCGTCCGGGTCCGGGCGCAGCCGCCGCGCCAGCTCGTCGCCGTCCATGCCCGGCATGTTCAGGTCCAGCAGGCACACCCCCGGGTGGAACGTTGCCGCCAGCGCCAGCGCCGTCGGACCGCTGTAACAGGCCCGCGCCTCGAACCCGACGGCGCACAGCAGCTCGACGGTCGTGTCGGCGGCGTCGTTGTTGTCGTCCACGCAGAGCACCCGCAGCGGCGGTTCCGATTCGGTCGTGCTCTCGCTCGGTGGTACAGGGCACATTGCGACACCTTCCGGTTGTGGATCGGAGGCTACGCGGGATGCCGCACCGTCCGCCGCTATAAGCAAAAGCAACTCCCAGGCCGAGCCAAAACGGAATTTGTGTGGAGAGAACAAGTTACACGCTCCTTGCTCCCGCTTAATATTTGCCCGACACTCATGGCAGGCGCGAATCTTACGCCCCTACCTGCGAAACTGCTGCCCACCGGTGCGCCGGTCATTTCCCAACTACTTTTTCCCTGTGTGGTAGTTCTGGCAGCTCGAACCTCGTCTCTGCCCACACCGGAGGGATTCTGGCGCGTGATTGCCGTCCGGGAAGCGAAGCGGTCCGCACGGATCGCAATCGCTATAAGCACAAAAGCATCAAAGCGTTACGACACAGAACTCGACCATCACCGATAGCGCACCCGCTCGTCTCCTGCCGCATTGGGGGGGCTTTGGGGGCGTGATTCGTGGGTAGCGACCGCCCAGCACCCGACCAGCGAACCGGCAGTCGATCGGCAGCGAATGTCCCGTCGGTGCCCCATCGGAAGCCGACCGGCCCACCTGCTGTAACGGGGGTTACAGGAGGAAAGGCAACCTAACCCCCCGGCCCCCTTCTGAAGGGAGGGGGAGCAGAACCGAAGACAACCTACCCCCCGGCCCCCTTCCCTAAAGGGAAGGGGGTGGCGCCGAGAACGCTGGTCCCAGCGCGAGAGGCGCGCGCGGGGCAACCCACCCCCCAGCCCCCTCCCTGAAGGGAGGGGGAGCAAAACCGAAGACAACCCACCCCCAGCCCCTCACTGAAGGGAGGGGAGGAAGGCACTTCGGTTCCGCATCGCGAATCACGTTCGCTTCGCGGATCAACCATCCTCCCCCTCCCTTCAGGGAGGGGGCTGGGGGTGGGTCGCCCCGCGCGCACCTCCCGCCCCGGGATCACTCCTCCCGGTGCCACCCCCTTCCCTTCAGGGAAGGGGGCCGGGGGGTTAGGTCTTCGCCTCCGCGCACCCGCACCGTCCCCCGAGCGACATGCGCCGCATACCGGCGGGCCAGAGGCCCGCGCTCCAGTACCACCGCCGCTAACCTTCGCCCCGCGCCGGCGCGAGGCGCGTCACCGTACGGGTGGCGCGGACCACACCGCCGCGCGTCGCCTCCGGCACCCAGAACGTCCCCACCGGCCCCGACCCGGTGTAACGGGGGTTACAGCACCAGAACACGTGCGTCCGCTTGTTGTGCGCCCCGGCCCGCATCGCCACCGGCGTAAACCCCAGCGCCGACCAGAACCCGCCCGCCTCCAGGTCCGCGGCGCACCACAGGGACACCTGCCCGACCGTCGCCGGCAACCGCTCCGCGAACGCCCGCACCAGACCGGTGCCCAGGTGCCGGCGCCGCGCATCGAAGCTCACCGCCGCCTGATAGATCACGGCCACGTCCGCCCGCCGGTGGTAGCGCGGCGCGGCGTACAGGTACCCGGCCGGCAAGCCGTTCTCCAGCGCCAGCAGCACCCGCCCGCGGTCGATGGCCTCGCCCAGCGCGGCACGTGACAGGAACCCGATGGCGTGGTGGTGCAACCGCTGGAGGTGGTCGAGGAACGTCCAGTCACCCGGCACCGCCGGGCGGACCGCCACGGGCGCAGGATCGGGAACCGGAGCCGGCGCAAGAAGGGTGCTCATCCCCGGCCGATGTCACCGGCCGGCCGGGGAGAAGTGCTTGTCAGAGTTGGCCGATATTGCGTTTCTTTTGCAGTTTCTTGAGCCTTGAGGATTGCTTAGCGGTTCGACTAGAGGATGAATTTGCATGCACCTCTGTCCCTTGTCACATCATCCTCTCTTCAAGTCGGGGTGCGGCTCTGGTTCATGCGACTTCGGCGGATCATTGCGGATGGAGCACTGCTCGTTCGGACGAATCATCACTTCGCACGCTTCGAGCAGAGTTGCTCGCCATTCAAGGTGAAGATCCTCCGGCAGCACGCTCTCCTTCGAATCAAGGTGTCTCTCACCGTCGAAGGCTCTCACCTCGCTGTGCGGATAGTCATAGTCCAGTGGTACATGAACCACGCGATAGGTAAATAACGGGCCACCATCCGGCTGACACATGGGTGGTACCAACCGGACTCGCACGCCGATCACCCCCCAGTTCTTCCGAGGGATGTTGGCATGCATATCAAGCCTCAACCACTCCGGGTGGCCGAGAGAACTGCGAGCCATCGAAATGTCAGGAAGGTTCATCGCATCGACGGTAAGCGGAGCGTCCACCGCCGGCCAGATTCTGGTCGGAACGCGCCGGTAGAGGTACTCATCGTCGTGGAATTCATCAATAACGGGACGGCCGGCTCGTTTCATCAATTCGGGCTGTGGCGGCATCTTGCTCATACAAGTGCGTCTCGGTCTGGTGCATCACGGCCCGGAAGCCATCCGCGTCCTGGATGACCTTCTCGACGCGAGGCTTACCCGCGCCCATAAAAGCGGCGTGTGCGTTTCCGGTATTCCGAAACTCAATATACACTGACCGCTTGCCGTCGCGAAAGGTGAAGCCCACTCCGCCCACCGCCGAGGGATTTAGCGCGTCAGGTTCCTTGAAGTTCGTCCTGAGAAATGCCACGAAGGCGCGAGCGTTACCGATCGATTGTTGGCTCGGTGGCTCAGCGCCGTAGCTGTCCCAGTCACGCTCAAAGGTTTGGAGATCGTCCAGTCGTTTTTCCCATTTGTCCTTATGATCCACTGGACGAATAGCCAAATTATTAACGATCACCGACACCGGCATCGGTCTAGCCGCGTTCGCTACCAGTTCGTCGTGTGCGTGCGCCACTGCAGTGGCGTATTTCACCACCTCGGCAAGGTATTTAACCGGCTCCCCTCTCGCCTCACGCGGCACCGGCTCCGATTTTAACAATACAACGGAAACCGTTGGCGCAGAGGGCCGCTTCTCAACCTTACGGGCACCGTAGTAGCCCTTCTCCTGAACGCTCGGAATCAGTTCGAAGCCACCAGCGTCGTCGGCACCGTACCACACTACCTGCTGCACCCAGTTTTGGGAGCCGACACCACGTGAGTAGAGCGCACAGTCTGACGTATGCACCCCGAGACGCGAACCAGAGCTGCTATGGCCTGCCGGCATGTGCGACAGCGTGGTGTAAACGGAGTTGAATCCGATAATACGGTTCGTCTGTGTGTCGTATTCGTTGGAGAGGGTGGTGTTCATAGCTGTTCCCGGAAGCCAACGGTCTTGATGGTCTTGACGGTCTCAGTGCGAACCGCGTTCCACTGACCGATCAGGTCAAAGAGCGCGTCAGGGGCGTTACGCTCTGCGGGTAGGTCGTGGTGGAAGTTAAACGCGAACTGGATGCGATCCCCCTTTACCCCTTCCATCTCGACCAAGATCGGCTTCACATCCAATTTCATGCGAAATGGTCCAAAATCCTTACTCAAGTACGCACCAAACCTTGCATTCGGCTCGGTAAAGCAGGAGTAAATCCCGTCCGTTCGCCCTGCAAACAACTGACGGGTTTCCTCAGCCAAGCGGTTCGCATCCAGCGCGTTATGCCAGTTAAAGTTCAGCCCGACCGCACGATACGGCACTTCTGGAAGCTTCCGGATTAATGTGCCAACTTTCTCCTCAATCAGTACCGAATGCCTTTCTGGCGAGGCGAGGAGAATGAATTGCATCTGATCATTGGTCACAACCAATACAAAATCATCCGTCACCACCTGGACCAGTTGGCCGGTGAATACCGAGTCCGGCTTGTAATCTCCGGTTTCGTTTAGGATACCGTGCTTGGCAAGCCAGACTGGGTTAAAGATGCTGGGATTAAAATGGCGAGCCAGCACGACGACGACGGGGGGGTTTTCAGTCCAGCTCATATCATTTGCCTTGCGGTCCCGCCGCCGTAGCGTTCGTTTTTCTCTGAATTGTGGGGCGCACCGTAATTCAGGGAAAAGACATCCAATATAAATTGGCAGATGAATTTTTCAATGCCCGTAGAGAGCCCATGAAATTATAGGAGAGTCAAGCCCCCCTTGTCCAGTGCTGTTTGCGTAACCCATGGCCTGACAGCAGTTTAGCACCATCGATTTTCCGGCAATGCTCACGACATGCGAAGCGCGGTGAAGCGGCTAACAGGTTACCTCTTGCGCCTTTTCTTCGTCTTCGCGGGCGGTGGCGGACCGGGCACCTCAACCGGTTTCGGTGCTTCGGTCTCCGGGTTCGAAGCACCCTGCGTAGCGTCGTACTCCGCCAGCAACCGACGGGCCTCAGCCAGCGTCTCAGGGTTCTGGAGGATACCACGAGCCAGAGCGGCTACCTCTTCGGGTGTGGACGACTCCCCGAACCGTTCGTACCACGCGACCCGCTCCTCGTCGCTCATCTCGCTCCACAATTTTGCCACGCTGTTCCCGCGCATCGCTCGTCCCCGGTTCGCTTCCACCCGGCCACCACGTCGTGGCCGTTGAGGCCACCAGACTGAAACAACCCGTGCCACGCCTGGAGCCTTAACGTTGCTGCAAACGACCGCACCCCGAGGGGCGTGGGCACGTCTCTTATGCGCGACGTTCAGCTCGGCTAGTTCGGCTCAGCGGCGCCCCTGTCGGCGCGCCCGCCGCCGGCGCCGTCCGCCGCCAGCGCGCTCAGCTCCAGACTCACGTATGCGATGTCGAGCTTCTGGCGGATGTCCTGGGCGCGGGGCACGCCGAGCATCTCCAGCCGGCCGAAGTCGTCACGCACCCGGTCCAGGTACTTCGCCTCGAACGCCTGGATCGCGGCGTCGTGTCGCGAGGGGCAGTCGTCGCGGAACAACTGGCGCGGCGCGACCCCGAGCCGGTGAATGATCTGGTCGAGCCGGGCGTGGAGCGCGGCGTCCGCGGTGCGGAGCTGCGACAGGAGCGCGAAGTTGCCGTCCTCGATCGCGTTGAGGACGACCGCGGCTTGATCGTCAGTGACGTGGCCCAGGGTCTCGATCAGCCGTTCGAGGCCGGTGAGTTGCTCGCCGACCACATCGAAGCGCCCGAGGGCTTCGGCGTGGTCGCGGCGCCGGCAGGCTTCGATGTAATCGCGGAGGGTCTTGGTTTCCTCGCCGCTCTTGCGGTCCCGGCGGAGCTTGATGAAATCCGCGAGCGCTTTGGAGAGGGAACCGATTCCGGCGACGGCGGCGAGATCGAGCATGGGCGGTGCGGGTGCTCACGGGCGGGTTCGGCGCGCGGGTCGCACCGGGTTAGCGATACCGTAACCGGGCGAACGACCGTCGGAAAGCGCATTCCGAGCGCCGGCCGGTACGTGCGCGCGGCACAACCCACCCCCGGCCCCTTGTCGTGCAGGGAGGGGAGGAAGGCAACCTACCCCCAACCCCTCCCTGAAGGGAGGGGAGTAAGAACCACGGCGTGCCCGAGGCGGGATCGGCGCGCGAGCGGCTTTGCTCCCCTCCCTTCAGGGAGGGGTCGGGGGTGGGTCGCCCCGCGAGCGCATGAACGCCCCGGGGTCGTGCGTGCGGCTCAGCCCTTGCGCGCCTTCTGTAACGTTGCCACAAACGACCGCGCCCCTGCACGGAACCGGGGCGCGGGGGATACGTCTTGTATGTGGAGTTCAGCCCGGCGGGTTCGGCGGAGCGGTGCCCCGGGCGGCGGCGAGCAGCCGCTCCAACACGGCCAGTTGCTCGGCGCTCAGGCTCCCCGGGTTCAGCCCGGCCAACCCGCCCGTCAGCACGGCCGCCTTCTGCCCCTCGTCCGTCAGCCCGCTCAGCACCGCCGCCGCCGCGCCCGCCTGCTCGGCCGCCGGGGCACCCGCCACCACCGCCGCCACGTGGGCCGTCATCACGGCTGGTGACGCGCCAGCCAGCGCGCGGGCCAGACCGATCCCGACGGCATCCGGGTGCGCCCCCGCCGCCAGGTGCGCCTGGGCCTCCATTCGTGCCTCAGCCGCCGCCGCCGTCAGATTCGTGAGCGCTTGCTCCTTCGCATCCATTGCTGGCCCCTTCGTTCGTGTATGTTCAGCCCGGCGGGTTCGGCGGAGCGGTGCCCCGGGCGGCGGCGAGCAGCCGCTCCAACACGGCCAGTTGCTCGGCGCTCAGGCTCCCCGGGTTCAGCCCGGCCAACCCGCCCGTCAGCACGGCCGCCTTCTGCCCCTCGTCCGTCAGCCCGCTCAGCACCGCCGCCGCCGCGCCCGCCTGCTCGGCCGCCGGGGCACCCGCCACCACCGCCGCCACGTGGGCATTCCGGACCGCCGCGTTGGCCCCGCTCAGCGCGGCGGCCGTTTGCTTCCCGACGGCCTTCGGATCCACGGCGTGCTTTTGCGACGCCTCAACCATCTCACTCAGCTTATCCGCGGCCTTACCCGTTTGCGCCACGTCGTCAAGTTGCTCTTGGGCCTTGTACCGCTTGAGATCGATCGCCGTGAGCCGCTGAGTCAGGTTGTCGCGCAGCGCCTGCACGGCTTCCGGCTTGCCTTCGCGTAAGGCCGCGTACTGGTCCTTGTTCAGAATCCGAAACGGGCCGAACTCCCGCGCCCGCTTCACCACGCTGTCGGACACGTTAATCACCTGCGGCATCGCGCCGATGCGCAAGTATACCCCGTCTTCCGCTACACCGCCGTTGCCCGTTGCCGGCGTGTGGTACGCCACGACGTAGGCGACGACCGTGTTCTCGCCGTGCTGGGCCGAGTCCTTTAACTTGTTCTGCACCGCGTCCGGGAGTTGATCGTACGCCGCCCCGACGGCGACGCTGAACTTCCCGTCGAGCACAACGCGACACGGCTTACCGTCGATCTCTAGACTACCGGTCACGTCGGCCGCAGCGTTCGACGACGTGCTGACCACCCACCCCGACCCCAGCACCCGGGCAATAACCTGCTCCCACCTCTTCTCAACCTTGTCCTCGTGCTTCCCGCCCTTCGGGATGCCGTTCGCGCGGATCTCGTTCAGCTCGTTCTCATCGGGCACCAGCTTCTCATCCACCAACTGCTTCCCCACCGCCGCCGCGTCGAAACCGTCCTTCGCGCCGGCTTCCGGTTCCCCATCCGCAGCATCATCGCCAGAGCATGCAACGCGCTCTCCATCCGAATAGCAAATCCGCCGACCGAGCGAGTCTTTTGTTTCCCCGTTCGCTGGCGCGTCTGTGCCGCCCGTGCTCTCCCGCGCGAGCCCGTGGCACGCGCACGGCTTGCGCCCCTCCCCCACCGGCGCGTTCGGGCTGCTCCCGTCCCCGCCGGCGCTGCCCGGCGGCGACGGGCTCGGGCCGCCGCCCGGCGTCCCCCCGGCGCCCCCGCCGCCGCCCGGCCCCGGGGGCTCGAACCGCGCCTTCCACGCCCGGATGTTCGCCGCCACCTGCTCCGGGTCCGCGCCCGTCGAGCGCACGAACTCCAGCGGGTCCGCGCAGTTCTGCTGGTACAAGGCCAGGAACGTCCGCGCCTTCTTCTCCTCGTCCGCGATCACTACCGGCCCGCACGTGCCCACCGCCCGCACCCACTTCGACACCCCACGCGGGAGCCGGCCCGAACGCTCACAGAACTCCACCACCCGCGACGCCACACGGCACGCGAACGCCTTCACCCGCTCCTGGCGCGCCTGCGTCAGACGCACGAACGGCGACCCCGTCACCAGCACGCTTGCGAAGCTGGCGTCACCGTCGCCGCTGAAGTAGCTCGGGCACCCCCACCGGAACCCGACCCCGCGCAGCACCATCCGCTCCACCGCCTCGAACCCGGCCGTCCCGCTCGACACCGGCCCCGGCTTCACCTCCCGCCCGCCCTCCGTCCGCACCACCGTCCCGGCCTCGTACCCGGTCACCTCCGTGCCCGCCCCGGCCGAACCCGGAGCCCCCTTGGGCCGGTGGTAGTCCGCCCCCAGCCGCACCTGCGCCGCCACCTGCTCGGCCGTCGCCGCCGGGTACTGTTCCCACCACGCGATCGCCGCCTGGACGCGGGCCACGTGGGCCATGTTGTCCAGCAGCCCCAGCACCTTCCGCAACTGCTCGCCCACCGGCAGGAAGTCCGACAGGCCCCGCTTCACCGTGCGGTCCACGTTCCCTTTCACCCGCACGTACTCGGACGCCGGCACCTCGCGCCCGCGCGACACGTCCGCCGGGTCGCACACCCACAGCCCCTCCTCGCGCTCGTCGTCCCCCTCGGCCGTCACCACGCCCCACCCGCACCGGTCCGCGGTGCTGCCCCCGGGCGGGGTGCGGATCAGTTCCGGCTCCACGTGGCGCGCGTACGGCAGCCCGTCCGACGCCTCGTCGCCCACGAAGAACCGCAGGGTGGTTTCGCCCTCCACGATGAGCCGGCGCCGGCACTCCTCTTCGCGGTCCTCTTCACCCTGCCCCCACTCGGCGAACTCGCACCACTCGGCCCACGCGCGGGTACACGCCGACACCAGCCCCGGGGCGGTGTCGCGTGCGGCGCCGCGGGCGCGGGGCACGAAGCTGATCTGAACGGGGCCGATGAAGTTGGAGACGTGGTCGCGGAACCCGAGCGCCAGGTGGTTGCGGGTACACAGGTCGCGGGCCAGGGCGACGTGCTGGCGCCACTCCTCCTCGTTCAGGTACGAGAGGGGCGCGCGGGTGCGGTCCTGGGTCCGCTGGGCCGGGCGGTTCACCCGCCAGCAGCCGGGGCCGGGGAACCCGTCGCCGGCGTCCAGCCAGTCCTGCGGGGCCAGCAGGTTGTCGAGCGACAGGAGGGTTTCTTCGAGCCGCCGCACCTTGGCGGCCAGCTCGGTGCGGAGGTGCGCGTGCGCGTCCGGCTCGGGGAGCGGGGCGGGAACGTCGAGGGCCGTCAGGGTGATCGCCGGGTACATGCCCGGCCGATGGCACCGGCGCGGGGAGAGGCGGCGGGTGTTGTGAGTGTGGTCCGCTCACTCCGTGAGCGGTCGCCCGGGGCATCGGGTGGCGTGGAGCGCGGTAACGGGCCGGCACGCCCGCGGAGCCAGTCATATGCGCGGAGCGACCGCTCACGGCGTGAGCGGACCACACTCCGAACCAGGACGCGCCGCATGAACTTGAAACTACTGAAACCCGGCCGCGGCATGCGGCATCACCGGCGCGCGTCAGTCGGCCTTGGTTTCAGCGGCCGGCGACCCGCCCTCGGTGGCGCGGGAGCGGGACGGCAGCACCACCCAGCGCGAGTCGCCCGGGCTCTCGGGCATGGCCCGGAGGGCCTCGTCGCGGGTGGGGAACCGGCCCTCGGACAGCCAGCTCTCGCCCGGGCGGCGGGACAGCAGTTCGTAGCTCAGGTCAACGGCCAGCACCGCGTCGATGGCGGCTTGTGAAAGGAACATGGTTGGGCTCCGTCGGGGGCGTCTTGCGCTACCAGAAGTTATCGGTGAGCGCTAACGAATGTTGCCCGGAATTCTCCCGACACCGCCGCCGCGAACCGGTGCGCCGGCCGCACGCGGTGCGGAGGCGTCAGCCTAACGGAACCTCGAACGTGACACCGCCCCCGAACCGGCACGCCAGCAGGGCGTCCGCCCGGCGGCCGGCGCGGCGCAGACGAATTGCCCCCAGGCTGGGCGCACCCCTGATCGGCGGGTGCGCGTACCGCTGGGGGTTGGTAAGACTCGGTTAACCGGCGGGGCTCAGGTGTTGTCGTAGAACTGCTGGTCAGTAACTCCGTCTTCGGCGGTCAGCTTGAACTTTCGGCGAGCCGCCCGGGCGTAAGCGGTGGGAAGAGTGTCGTGGCTCGTCGGGACCGGGAAGCTCACCTTGTGACCATCGATGTACTTATAGAACATCGTATGAGAGCCCTTTCCCCGGCCGGTATCCTCAAACACCCCAAAAGCGAACAAGGCTCGTCTGAGTTGACGCAATGAGAGCGGACGGTCCACGGGCGACTCCTCGCATCAGGCCGTCGCGCACTCGGCGTCCTCGTCCTCGTACTCGCGGGCGCTCACGCCTTCGATCTTGTAGTCCGGCGCCTCGAATTCGATCGCCATTTCGCCGATCGCCACGTCCTTGCCCTTCGCAAACATGACGTAGTATTCGCTCGGTGCGGGCGTGAAAAGGACGTTCGGCGATTGTTCCTTGACCGCGCTGCTGACCTGAAGTTCGATCGCCTCGCACAACATGTTCATGGCTTCGTGCTTGGTGTCACCGAAGCCGAGCAGATCGAACTCCAGACAGTGGGCAACAACGACACTGCGGTCGGCCTTGTCACGGTAAAACACAATTCGGAGTGGTGTTCGGGCGGTAATCTGTTTCATCGGCCACCTCCGCCAGCCACGCGTTTCCTCCTGCCTCACGAATCGCGAGGCGCACCGGGCGTTGGGATAACCACGGTGCCGCGAAAATTGTAGCTGAAAGTCATTCGCACCGCAGTCTTCGCCGCAAAACATTTTTCCGGCGGTCTTCGCGAGCGCGGCATTCTGTTGCTACTACGCACGCATACGGTGCCCCGCGCCCGGCACACGCCGCCTCACACACGCACCCGGTAATACCGCCGCTTTCTTGACGAGCCGCGACCGCCAGGGAGCGGGAGACGTGGCACCGCTCCCTGGCGGTCGCGGCTCGTCAAGAGAGCGACACCGCGGGTGGACTCATGTATCAGGGGCGTGTCAGTGCAACGGGACTTCGAAATCGACACCGTCTCCGAACCGGCACGCCAGCAGGACGCCCACATCCGGGTTGTATTCGGAGGCGCTCGGGTCCGGCTCGCCGGGCGGGGCGTGCGCCGCGCAGCCGGCCCGGTACTCGGCCCAGGTGATGCGCCGGGCGGCCGGGTCGCGGGCGAACGCGAAGTAGCCGTCGCGCCCGTGCGCCGGCGGCACCCAACCGACCTCCGGCACCGTCGTCAGCCGCACGGCGGTGACCGGGTGCCGGGCGCGGATCGCGTCCCCGTGGGCGATCCAGGTCGCGGCGTCGCAGGTGACCGCCGCGATCCAGCCGCCGCGGGAATCGAGCACACAGTTGTAGGGGTTGATGCCGAGCCCGCGGAGCCAGTCGAAGGTGGGCCAGATCTCGCGCGGGTAGACGGTCATGGTCAGTTGCCCCTCGCGCCGCCGGAGCGCCTCCAGCCGCTCGGCGTCCGCGGGGGTCGCGTCGCCGCGGCGGTGCCGGTCGTTCAGCGCCGCGAGTTCGCACTGCACGCGAATGAACTCGGCCCGGCCCGCGCGGCCGTCGGTGAGGCGGCCGGACCCGCCGCACCGGCGGCAGGTGTGCCACGCCCCGGCGGGCCGGAGCGACTGCACGTCGCGGCCGAACACGCGGCCGGCGTCGCACTCGCCGCAGGTGGCGTCGGCGGCCTGCTCCTGGAGCCAGTCGGCGTACACGAGGCGCGGGGTGTCGTCGGCGGGCGCGGCGATGATGGCGGCCAGCAGCGCGGCCTCGTCGGGGTCCGTCATGGTGCTACTCGCCCGGGTGCGCTCGCAGGAACGCTTCCACCTCGGGCGTCGTCGGGATGATCCCGCACGCCTCCAGCATCACCACCTCCCCCGGCGCCTCACGGGAGAGGCGGCACGGCCCCGGCACCACCGCGAAGTCGAACAGCGTCAGACGACCGCCCTCCCACGAGTAGATCTGACGCGCCTTCCCCAGCACCACTTCCCGCCCGTGGTGACCCCGGTACTCACCGCACACGCAGCCCTGATCCCGCGAACGCACGATCACATACGTACCGGGTGAAGGCATGGGAAACTCCTCGTGTGTAATGTGGGGCTTGTTTGGGGTTCCGTAGCCGCCGTGGCCGTAGCCCCCGCCGTTCCCGTAGCCGCGGGCGTAACCGCCTTCCAAGCCGCTACCGGTGCCGGCGATGTCGCAGTAGCCGAAACCGCCGCGGCCTTCACCGCTGCCGGCGCCGTCGCCGGGGCCGTTGTTGAGGTCGCCGTGGCCGCGGTCATTGTCACCATCGCCGCCGCCGTCACCCGCACCAGCGCCTTCACCGTCACCGGCAAGGTCGGTCACCCACGGCGGGGCCGTGCCCTCGTCGCGCACCCAGGCGGCTTCGAGGCCGCGGCCGTGCTCGTCGAGCCAGTCCGCATACGCGAGCCGGGCCGTCACCTCGCCCGGGTAGGCGCCGATGGCGCGAAGCAGCGTGGCTTCGTCGGGGTCGGTCATGGGTGTCACTCGCCCGGGTGCGCCCGCAGGAACGCCTCGACCTCGGGCGTGGTCGGGATGATCCCGCACGCCTCCAGCATCACCACCTCCCCGGGCGCCTCACGCGACAGCCGGCACGGACCCGGCACCACCGCGAAGTCGAACAGCGTCAGCCGACCGCCCTCCCACGAGTAGATCTGGCGCGCCTTCCCCAGCACCACCTCACGGCCGTGGTGCCCCCGGTACTCACCGCACACGCAACCCTGATCCCGCGAACGCACGATCACGTACGCACCCGACTCCGGCATGTGAACCTCCTGGTGGGGGATCAGGTGTTGCAGATTGTGCGCGGCGATGGGGTTGTAGCCGTGGCCTTGACCGTTGCCGTCGCCGTCGCCGTCGCTGTCGCCGTAGCAGTAACCGTAGCCGCGGCCGTAGCCGTGGTTGCCGCCGCGGATGCTGTAGTCGTGGATTTCGCTGCCCCCGCCGCCGGCGCCGTAGCCGCGGCCGTCACCGCGGCCGGCGCCGTCGCCGCAGTTCGTACCGTCGCCGTAGCCGTCGCCGTTGCTGTCACCGTAGCCGTCGCCGTCACCATCGCCGTTACCGCTGCCGTGGTCATCGCCGGTGCCGGTGCCGTCGGCGTCGCAGCCACCGTCACCATCGCCGCCGCCGAGTTCGGTCACCCACGGGGCCGTGCCCTCGTCGCGTACCCAGGCGGCTTCGATCCCGCGGCCGTGCTCGTCGAGCCAGTCCGCATACGCGAGCCGCGCGGTGACCTCGCCCGGGTGCGCGGCGATGGCGCGAAGCAGCGCGGCCTCGTCGGTGGTCATACTCGCCCCGATGGTTCCAGGCGCCACGTGCCGGCGGCGCGCCGCTCGACGAGCCCGGGATCACGCGCGCGGGCGAGCACCGTCTCGTGTACCAGCGTCGTACCCGTAAATGAGGAGCGATCCGGCAGCCCAAGACCCTACGATGTGTCCCACGGATCAGTGGTGCAGAGGTGCTACGCGCCGGCCGTGGCGCTCGGCCCCGCCGGCGGGCCGCCGGACCCGATGGCCCCGTGTGACGGCGCGCCCGGGTGGTACCGCAACAGGCCGTCGCCGAACAGCGCGTACAGCACCCCGAGCGGGTTGTTGTACGCCCGGACCATGTGCTGCCGCGCGGCCAGCAGAGCCGCCCCCACCGGTTCCCCGCCCGCCCCCGGTGCGGCGGGGAGCACCTGCTTCCAGAACTCCTGGCCCAGTTCGAGCCCGAATGTGATGGGCGCCTCGTGGACGACCGCCACGCACCGCACCCGGTGCCCCCGGACCGGCCCATTGTTGGTGAACTGCCCGAAGACGGTCGTCGGTCCTAACCCGTCCAGCGGACCGGTCCCGCACCCGTTGAGGAACACCAGCACCGGCTTGCGCTGGTACTTCGGGATCCTCGCCCCGTCCATGTCGGCGGCCGTCAGTTGCTCCCAGTCCGCGGGGCCGGACCGGGGGGGCCGGAACTCGATCGAGCTGCCGGTCTGCACGTTCGCCCGTGCGACCTCCGCGTGGCCGAAGAACGATACCGCGTCCGCGTCGACGTGGCGGAGGGCGGCGCGGAAGTCGTCCCGTTGGTCGTGGTGGGTCGTGTCCACCCCAGGCCGCTGGAACGGGTGGCCCCGATCGCGGTGCCGATCGGCCGGATCGGCCGACGGGCACGTGGCCGCGACGATCCGGGGCGGCCGATTCTCGAACGCCCGCAGGGTCGACTGCCCCTGGGTCCACTTGAAGGCGGTCTCGAGCTGGTACTTCAGGCCCCAGCACGCCGCCGCCAGCTCGGGCGCGGAGGGCAGTTCGTCGGGGCGCCGGCCGAACAGGTCGGGCGCGGCGGGCAACTTGTCGGGGTGCCGGTCGAACAGGAGCCGCCACGGGAACGGTTCGGTCCAGTGGTCCGCCGGCGGCGGCAGGTGCGGCCGGTTGACGGGGTCCGCCCGGTCCTCTTGCGGCACCTTGAACACCACTTTGGGAGAGGCGCTCGCCAGGTACTCGCGGACCAGCGCGTGCGCCTCGGTCTGGTCCCAGTCGGGCCGCTCCTCGGGCGGGAGGTCGCTCGGCGCCCGCAGGTCCCCGACGAGCCGCTCGAACAGGTTCCGGTACATCTCGTACCCGTGAACCGCGAGCGGGCGCAAGAACGCGCCCAGCTCCCGGTCCCCGGCCCTCGGCAGGGCCGGATCGTACAGCGCGTACAGCGCCGGGTCGCGGCGGTGGGCGGCCTCCACGTGCGCGTCCAGTGCCGCGCGGATCAGGTCCCGGAAGGTCGCAAACGAGCCGTCGACGACGCCCTCGAACAGGGCCGTTGGTGGGCTCCCGTCCGAGGTGTCGTACCGGTGCCGGTCCAGGTACTCGCGGTGCGCCGTCCCGTACGTCGGGTCCAGCGGCACGTTGAGCACCACGTAGGCGCTCGGGGCGCTCGGATCGCGGTAGAACAGATCCACCCGGAGCGACCGCTCCTGGGGGGGGGGCGACAGAACGGCGGTCGTGGGGGCGCGGAGCATGACGGTGGCGTGACCGAAAGGGTGGCGGGCGCCGAGGCCGCGCGTTCGCGGCGCGCGGCGCCGGGCTCAGCCGACAGCGGCGGCCGGCTCGACGGTGAAGTATTGGGACGCCGTGTACACGTCGGAGTCGTGCCGGTCCACGAGGGCCAGGTGCAGGTACTGCCGGCCGGCGGCCCGGGGCCGGAACGTGAACTCGACGGACTGGCCCGGTTGCGGGGGCGTCGAGAGGTACCGCTCGGCCGGGAGCACCCGGCTGCCGGTCGCGAACACCCGCACCGCCACCACCTCCCCGGGCCCCGCCGGCACCCAGTTGTAGTGGCCGTTGTAGTGATCTTCCGTGTTCGCCACGTCAGCTTTCGCGACCACCGCCCGCAGGGTCGCTTCGTGCCCCACGGTCAAGGGTCCGCCGTCCCGCGCGCCGATCTCCAGAACCAGGATGAACTGATCCATTTCGCTTCCCCCGTTGGGGGGCGATGTTCCCTCCGCTTGAGGGGCGAGTTGTTCGCCCAACCCGGTCAACTCGTCCCGCACCTCGGCCCGCACCCGCCGCAGCGCCTCGAGTGCCGCGGCCCTCTGAGGTGCAAATGACGGCCGGGCGGCCAAGCACTGATCGAGCCAGGCGACCGCCGGGGGGCTGCGGAACAGCTCGTTCCGGACGTGCTCGCCCCAGATCGTGCGCACGCGCTCCGGCGCCCGTCCGGCGCCGATCCCGTGCAACAGCGGCAGCCACCGCTCCAGCGCTCGCAGCGCGACCTCCGGGTCCGGTTCCGCGTTCCGAACCGAAGAGCGGACCGGAGCGGCCCCTGGCTCTACACCATTGTTCGGCGGCCGCGGCACAGAAGGCAAGGGCAACCGGGCGCCCGCGCCGGCCGCCGGCCGCACGAACGGACCCGGCACAGAAGGGGCGGGTTCACTCGCCCACGCCGAATCCGTCGCCCCCACCGCGACGGCCGCGGGGGTCCTCTGCGCCCGCACGCCCTGGACCGCCTTGAGGATGCCCGCGAGGTCCGCACCCGGCGCCGTGAGCGCCCCGGCCAGCGCGGCGCCCGGCGCGAGCACCGCGGCGAGGACTTCGCCGATCGCCTCTTGCTTGGTCGGCACCTTGGCGAGCTGCGCCAGGGTCATGGTCTCGCCGTCGGCGATGCCGACCTTCTCTTTGACCTTCTCGGGCACCTTCAGGTCCGGGCGGATCAGCTTGAGAGCCGCCTCCACCGCGGTCCCGAGGGACTTCGCGCTGTCGGCCCCCCAGCACAGAAGGGTCGGGCCGGAGCCCGTCTCCACCGTCATGCCGTTCTCGCTGAACACCTTCCGCACGAAGCTGTTCTTGACCATCTTCACGCGAACCTTCTTCTCGCGAAGGCTCTTGCGAAGCGTGTAGTCGGCCGCGGAGTCCAGCTTCAGCGGCTCCAGCAGCACGAAGTCCCGCACGCCCTGGAAGGTCTTGCGGAGGCTGTTCAGCTCCAGCTCCTTGATCTTCTTGCTCATGTTCGGGGTCCTGCCCCCGGGGCGGCCGGGCGCGGCGCGTTCGTGAGGAGCCGCAAGGAGTCGGACATTTCGCGCGCGATCGCCTCCAGTTCGGCGATCGACCCGGCCGCCTCGATCCGGGGCACGAACCGGGCCGCCAGCAGGCTCACGGTGATCCGATCGACCTCCATGCGCCGCAACTGGTTCAGAAGGAAGACCACCAGCGGCGGCGGGCCGACGGTGAACAGGTACGTTAAGTTCGACGGGTCCTCACTGGTCATGAGGCGCACGGCCGCGAACACGAACCCGACCCCGAGCGCGACCAAGAAGACGAGCAGGACGAACTGGACCCACCACGACACGCTCGACCGGAGCCGCTCACCCACCCGCCGGTCCAAGTCGCGGGCCGCGGCGAGGAGCCGGGTGCGGACCTCTTCGATTCCCGCCGCGGCTCGCGCGCGGCTGCCGAGCGTGATGTCGGGGCCGTGAAGCAGACCTTGCTGCACCTGCTCCGCGGTGGCGATCACCGCACCGAGCTGGAGCGCGCGGGCCGTCGATGAGCGAATGGGCATTGCGATCACTCCGGACAAGGGCACGGTCGGAGAGGTCGGCTGGAAACCCTTGTGATAGTCGAACTGGCAACCGGCGTCCAGACAGGGTCGGCCGAATGCACGCTCATACGACCGGCGCGGGGAGCACCGACAGGTACGCCGCGGCGGAGGCCATCTCTTCCCCGCCGACGAGCAGCTCGACGTGTAGGTGCGCCGGCCCCGCGGCCGAGCAGCACACAAGGAAGGTGGCGTCGGCGGGGAGCCGCACGTCGCGGCCCACCGGCGTCGCCCGCACCCCGGCCCCGAGGACCAGCACCTCCGCGGGCACCGGGGAACCGAGGTCGCCCCTCACGCGTAACGCGAACGGCACTCCCGCGCGGGCCACGTACCGCCCGTCGGCCGGGCCGGGCAAGTCGAGTTCCAGCGTGAGCGGCTCGGCAACGCGCGCGGTGTCGGACATTCTGCCCCCGAGCCACGGTTGGGAGTGAACGGCGAACGTACCAAGCGTAGCGCACGCCACCCGCGGATGCAGTCAGGTTCCGCCGCATAGTAAAATTCGCTCCCGTGTCAAGCCCGCGCGACCGGAGCGCCCGGCGCTCCCGTACCGGCGGCGGGCGGTTTCCGCCGCAGTGCCACACACCCCTCCCCCTTCGCCCGCGCCAGCGCCTTCACCGTCGCCGGCAAGGTCGGTCACCCGGGGCGGGGCCGTGCCCTCGTCGCGCACCCAGGCGGCTTCGATCCCGCGGCCTGCTCCTGGAGCCAGTCGGCGTACACGAGGCGCGGGGTGTCGTCGGCGGGCGCGGCGATGATGGCGGCCAGCAGCGCGGCCTCTTCGGGGTCGGTCATGGTGCTACTCCCCTGGGTGCGCCCGCAGGAACGCTTCCACCGCAGCCGTGGTCGGGATGATCCCGCACGCCTCCAGCATCACCACCTCGCCCGGCGCCTCACGCGACAGCCGGCACGCACCCGGCACCACCGCGAAGTCGAATAGCGTCAGCCGACCGCCCTCCCAGGAGAAGATCTGACGCGCCTTCCCCAGCACCACCTCGCGCCCGTGGTGGCCCCGGTACTCCCCGCACACGCAACCCTGGTCCCGCGAACGCACAATCACATACGCACCCGAAACCGGCATGGGAACTTCCTCGTGGGGGATCAGGTGTTGAAGCTTTCGTGTGGCGATGCGGCCGGCGCGGCCGCCGTCCCCTTCGCCTACGCCGATTCCGCGGCCGCCTAAGCCGCTGCCGTAGCCGTGGCCGTCGCCGCGGCCGCTGCTGTAGCCGTGGCCGTAGACGCCGTGGCTGTAGCTGCGACCGCCGTAGCCGTAGCCGTAGCCGTCCCCGTGGCTGCCGTCGTCGCCGTGACGGTCGTCGTCGTCGCTGTAGTCGCAGCCGTCGCTCTGGCCGTCGCCGTTGCCTTTGCCCTCGCCGTGGCCGCTGCCACCGAGTTCGGTCACCCGGGGCGGGGCCGTGCCCTCGTCGCGCACCCAGGCGGCTTCGAGGCCGCGGCCGTGCTCGTCGAGCCAGTCCGCGTACGCGAGCCGCGCCGTGAACTCGCCGGGTGCCGCGCCGATGGCGCGAAGGAGGGCGGCCTCTTCGGGGTCGGTCATGGGCTCACTCGCCCGGGTGTGCCCGCAGGAACGCCTCGACCTCGGGCGTGGTGGGGATGATCCCGCACGCCTCCAGCATCACCACCTCCCCCGGCGCCTCCCGCGACAGCCGGCACGCACCCGGCACCACCGCGAAGTCGAACAGCGTCAGCCGACCGCCCTCCCACGAATAAATCTGACGCGCCTTCCCCAGCACCACCTCCCGCCCGTGGTGACCCCGGTACTCGCCGCACACGCAACCCTGGTCACGCGAACGCACGATCACATACGCACCCGGCAACGGCATGGGAACCTCCTCGTGTGTAATGTGGGGCTTGTTTGGGGTTCCGTAGCCGCCGTGGCCGTAGCCACCGCCGTTCCCATAGCCGCGGGCGTAACCGCTTTCCAAGCCGCTACCGGTGCCGTCGATGTCGCAGTAGCCGAAACCGCCGCGGCTTTCACCGCTGCCGGTGCCATCGCCGTGGCCGTTGTTGAGGTCGTCGTTGTGACCCCGGTCGTTGTCACCATCGCCGCCGCCGTCACCCGCACCAGCGCCTTCACCGTCGCCAGCAAGTTCGGTCACGCCGGGCGGGGGTAAGCCCTCGTCGCGCACCCAGGCGGCTTCGATCCCGCGCCCGTGCTCGTCGAGCCAGTCCGCATACGCGAGCCGCCCCGTCACATCGCCCGGCACGGCGGCGATGGCGCGGAGCAGCGCGGCTTCGTCGGGGTCGGTCATGGGTGTCACTCGCCCGGGTGCGCGCGCAGGAACGCCTCGACCTCGGGCGTCGTCGGGATGATGCCGCACGCCTCCAGCATCACCACCTCGCCCGGCGCCTCGCGCGACAGCCGGCACGGCCCCGGCACCACCGCGAAGTCGAACAGCGTCAGACGACCGCCCTCCCACGAATAGATCTGACGCGCCTTCCCCAGCACCACCTCCCGACCGTGGTGACCCCGGTACTCACCGCACACGCAACCCTGATCCCGCGAACGCACGATCACATACGCACCGGGTGAAGGCATGGAAACTTCCTCGTGTGTAATGTGGGGCTTGTCTGGGGTTCCGTAGCCGCCGTTGCCGTAGTCGCGGCCGTTGCCGTAGCCAGCACCGTTGCCGCCCCCCCCACCGTAGGGGCCGAGGCCGCAGCCGTGTCCCTCGCCTTCGCCCTCGCCATCGCCCTCACCGCGGCCGTCGCCCTCACCGCGGCCGTCGCCACCGCCGTGGCCACCGCCCTCGCCGGCACCGTAGCCGCCGCCCCCACCGTTGCCGGCGTTGTGGCCAGGACCGTCACCCTCGCCAGCAAGGTCGGTCACCCACGGCGGGGCCGTGCCCTCGTCGCGCACCCAGGCGGCTTCGATGCCGCGGCCGTGCTCGTCGAGCCAGTCCGCATACGCGAGCCGGGCCGTGACGTCGCCGGGCGCGGCGGCGATGGCGCGAAGGAGGGCGGCTTCTTCCACGGTCACGGCAGTTCCGCTCCAGTCGTTCCGGGTCGGTCCGGCGGCTCGCGTCTTCAAGTGTTCCTGCAAACGTACACGGCGCGTGTGCGCGGTTCCAGGGCGGGCGCGTTCGTTCCCGAGGTGATGCGCCCCCACTTACGCCACCAGTTCCTGCAAGCGGATCACGGCGGTGGCCAGCGCGTCCGGGCCGTCGTCGTGGTCGCCGTTGGGCCAGTCCCGGAGCTGCTCCACCAGCACCCGACCGCCCGGGGTGCCGCGCACCCGGATCTGACCGCGGCGCAGGTAGTCGTTCAGCGCCCGGATGCGGATCGCCTTCGGCGCGCTGTTGATCTTCTCCGTGTACACGAACGACAGCACCCGCCCCTGCTCCCGCCGCTCCCGCAGCACCCGCTCCGCCGCCGGCCGCAGCAGCCCCATCGTGTTGTTCGCCTCCGCCACCAGTTCCACCGGCCGCCACTCCGCCGCGATGTCGATCGCCCGCTCCACCCAGCCCGGCTCCCGACGCAGCTCCGCGTCCACGTACAGCAGCCCGAACCGCGACAGCCCCAGCTTCACGTGCGCCTGGTAGTCCGCCTTGTCGCTCACACCCTTCGACGGGTCCAGGCTTTGCAGCCGCACCACCAAATCCGACGGCCAGTCCGTGAACCACAGGTCCGGCCGGTCGAAGCACTCGGGCGGCCACTCGGCCCCCTCCAGCGTGCCCGGTACGCCCTGGTACTCGCTCTCGAAGGCGCTGCCGCCCACCGCCGCGCGTACCAGCATCAGGTCAACGAGTGGGAAGCGGTCCGGCCAGTACACCACCCCGCCCCGGTCCATCTCCGCGCGGTGCTCGGCGTAGAACGCCCGCGCCGTCGCCTCCCGCCCGTCGTCCGCCATGTTCGAGGCGATCCGCTCGAAATCCGCCCACAAATCGGCCCGTTCCGGCCACGCATGCACCGCCCGGTGGACCCGCCCGGACCACCCCGGGAGCTGCCCCAGCCGCACCGCCACCGCTTCCCGGTGCAGCGCGCTGCCCACCGCCAGGAAGTTGGTTCGCTCGTTCCCCGCCGGGATCACCTCGCGCGTCGCCCACTCCCACGCGCGGCGGCGCATGACCGGACTGGTCACGTCCTCGTTGCTCTGAATGTCGTCGAAAATGATCAAACTCGGGCGCTCACTCCGGTTCCGCCGGCCGCGCACCTTTTTGCCGCTCCCCAGAGCTTCCACCAGCGACCCGTTCCGCAGCCGGATGCGCGACTGCTTCCACTCCGGCCCCGGCCCGGTCGCCTCCGGGTACGCCGCGGCCAGCACCTCGTTCTCTTCCAGCTCCTTGCGGATGTGGCGCAGGTGCAGGTCGGCCTGGTCGCTGGAGTCGGACAGGATCAGGGTGTACGGCTCCCACCCCTCGGCGGCGCACCGGAGCGGGTACGCCAGGGTCTTCCACGTACTTTTGGCCCCGCCCCGGGGGGCGATGTCGGACCGCTTCACCCCGCGGGTGAGGTGCAGGTTGTGCAGCTCGCGGTCGAACAGGGCGTGGAAGTCCGCGGGCGGGAACCGGCCGAAGTAGTGCGGCAGGAACCGGGCGTTCCACGCGCCCGGGGTGAGGTCACGGGCGCCCGCCCGTTCCGCCGCCCCCCACAGGCGGCGGAGCGAAGAGGGGCCGCAGGGCAGCGAGCAGTCGGTCGAGTTCATCGGCGGTGATCCCCGACAGGTCGGGCAGGTCCGTGTCTTTGGCCGCGCCGGCGTCCGTGAACATACCCAGGTGCCGGGCCACGGTGACCAGGGCGGCCTGCTGGTCGTTGAGCCGGGCTTCCACCCCGTCCTTGGTCTGCTTCACCCCGGCCCACAGCGCGCGGGCGCCCGGGGACAGTCGCCGCGTGTCCTTCACGTACACCGCCCCCACCCCGTCCCCGAAGCACTCGGGGCACTTGGGGGCCGGGGGGCGGCGCGGGTCGTACCCGGGGCCGCCCAGCGGGTCGAACGGCTCGTCGGCCTTCTTGCCTTCGGCGTGGGCGGCGCGGGCGGCGTCCAGCTCGCTCTGGGTCCAGTGGTAGCGGTGCCCGTCCCCGTGGCAGTACCGGCAGCAGGTGCGGCGGTGCTCGATGATCTCGTTCGGGTCGGCGGTGGCGATGAGCCACAGCCGCTGGAGCACGGCGTCCGGGGTGAGGGCGGGCCGCTCGGGCGGCTTGGCGCACCCGGTGGCCGCCGCGATGGCCGCGGCGATCGGCGGCTTCTTCAGGTTCTGCTCGCCGATCTTCCGCGCCGAGTGCGTGCTGTACCCGGCCCGCACCGCCGCCCCCGACGGGCTCCGGTCCACGAGGTACTCCTGCACGAACCGCTGCTGCCGGGGAGTGAGTTTCATGCGCGCACCGAAAGAATGACGGGAGCAAAGGCAACCTACCCCCCGGCCCCAAAGACAACCTACCCCCCGGCCCCCTCCCTGAAGGGAGGGGGTGGCGCCGGGAGGAGTGGTCCCCGTGCGAGAGGCGCGCGCGGGGCAACCTACCCCCCGGCCCCCTCCCTAAAGGGAAGGGGTGGCGCCGGGAACGCTGGTCCCGGTGCGAGAGGCGCGCGCGGGGCAACCTACCCCCCGGCCCCCTCCCTAAAGGGAAGGGGAGGAAGACCGCCTTGGTCCCGGTGCGAAAGGAACACGCGGGGGCGACCCACCCCCAACCCCTCCCTGCAGGGAGGGGAGGAAGGCACGGGCGCACCGATTCCGCCTCGGGTGCCCGGGCGCCTTTGCTCCCCTCCCTGCAGGGAGGGGCCGGGGGTTGGTCTACGCTCGGCGCGCGTGTCGCGTCGGGACCACTCCTCTCGGCGCCACCCCCTCCCTTTAGGGAGGGGGCCGGGGGGTAGGTTGCCCCGCACGCGCCCCCTCCCGCTCCGGGACCACTCGTCCCGGCGCCACCCCCTCCCTTCAGGGAGGGGCCGGGGTGGGTTGCCTTTGCTCCCCCTCCCTTCAGGGAGGGCGAGTGCCTTTTGCCTTTTCACTTTTGCCTTACTTCCATCTCGGCCAGCAGGTCCGACGCCACCGCCAGCAGCGCGTCCATCAGCGGCCAGCGGTCCCCGCTCAGCGGCACCCCGTGCCGGGCGGCGATCCGCTCCAGCCGCTCCCGGTGCGGGCCGCGCAGCAGGTCCGGCAGCGCCCCGGCCACCCGCCCGCGGTCCGCCCGCACGAGGGCGCGCAGCCCCCGCTCCAGCGCCTTCAGCGACCGGTCGTCGCCGGCCCCGCCCGGCGCGGGTGTAACCCCCGTTACACCCGCGACACGCGACTCCGGTGTAACCCCCGTTACACCCGCGCCGCCCGACTCCGGTGTAACCCCCGTTACACCCGCGACACGCGACTCCGGTGTAACGGGGGTTACACCCGCGTGCGCGGCGTCGGCGAGGTCGCGGGCGACCTGGGTCGGGCTGACGCCCTCGGCCCGGGCGATTTCGCGCAGCGAGCGGCCGTCGTCCCGGGCGGCGCGGACCCGCTCGACCCGCGAGGCCCGCACCGCCTGCCGCTCCTCGGGCGTCAGGTGCCGCCGGTCCACGTTCAGCGCCAGGCACTCGGCCCGCGCCGCCTCGTCGCCCAGCGGCCCGCGGTGCTGCACCGGCACGTCGATTCCCAGCTCGGCGGCCAGTTCCAGCCGGGCGGCGCCGTCGATCACGCACCGCTCGCCCCACGCAGGGCTGTCGTAGGTCACCACCCGCACCAGCACCCGCTTGTGCGCGCGGATGCTGGCCGCCAGCTCGTCCCGCTCCTGCGCGGTGTGCGAGCGGATCAGCCGCGCGAACGGGAAGTGGTACGTCACGTTCCCGAACCGCAGCGCCGGGATCGGTTCCGTCATACAACTGCTCCTCCGCCGGTGCGGCGCGCGCAACACGCGCCGCTCATCGGCCAATGGCACCGGGGCCGCGCCCCGTATCCGCGCTCCGGTGGTCACCCCCGGTCACCCGGTTGGCAGGGGGGTGTGACCGCCGTAACTCCTTGCGGCGCAAGGAGTGGTCACCCCTGGTCACCCTGGTCACCCTGTTTCCTGTTTTTGTCCATCGCACACCGTCTCGCCGGTGTAACGTGTCGCCGGTGTAACGTGGTCCGGCGCTCGTTACACACGCGCCAGGGGGGGCGGCGGAGTGTTACGGGGGGTAGGGAGGGTGTGACCGGGGTGACCGCGGGTGACCAAGCCTTGCGCCGCAACGACTTACGGCGGTCACCCGGGGGTGACCAGAGGGTGACCGGGGGTGACCACCTACCCCCCGGCCCCCTCCCTGAAGGGAGGGGGAGGAAGACAACCTACCCCCCGGCCCCCTCCCTGAAGGGAGGGGGAGGAAGACAACCTACCCCCCGGCCCCCTCCCTGAAGGGAGGGGGTGGCGCCGGGACGAGTGGTCCCGGAGCGGGAGGGGGCGCGTGCGGGGCAACCTACCCCCCGGCCCCCTCCCTAAAGGGAGGGGGTGGCGCCGGGACGAGTGGTCCCGGAGCGGGAGAGGGCGCGTGCGGGGCAACCTACCCCCCGGCCCCCTCCCTGAAGGGAGGGGGGGAAGACACGGGCGAACGCGAAGCGTGGCGTGCGCCTCTCGCGCCGGGACCAACGCTCCCGGCGCCACCCCTTCCCTTCCGCCGGCCCACGGAAGCTCCGCTGACCGGGCCGGCGAGCACGCCGAGGGGGCCGGGGGGTAGGTCTTCCTCACCCCGGGCGGTCGTCGTCCGGGGTCCAGCCGGTGGCGTCCCGGCGGCGGCGGTCGTACTCGGTCAGCAGCCCGTCCGGGCGTCCCTCCGTCCACGTCACCCCGGAGTACACGTTCTGCCGCTCCCGGCCGTTCCGCGGCCGGGACTTCGTCACCCGGCGGAACACCTTCCGCACCTCCGCCCCGAAGTTCCCGTCCGCCAGCGGCAAGTACCGCCGCTGCCGGCACCACTCCACGTACGCCGCGAACAGCTCCACGCACCGCAGCGCCGCGCCCTCCTGCGCCCGCACGTGCTCACCCAGGAACAGCCGGTGCGGGTTGCACAACTCCCGGTGCTCGGCCTTCGCCGCCTCGCACGCCGCGCTGGACGTGAACCCGTTCGCCCGGTGCAGCCGCAGCAGCCCCGCCAGCGCCCAGTTCAGCACGCCCGGCAATTCCCCGGACGATACCCACCACTCCGGCTCGCTCATCCCCCGCACCCGCTCCTCCGCCGAGATCACCGCCGTGAACGGCACCAACTGGTACCGCCGCCACACCCCCTCCGTGCGGTCCGCGAACCGCGGCGGGGTGTTGGTGGAGAGCAGCAGCCGGGCCGTGGGCCGGGCCGAGACCGGGGCCTTGTTCTTCCGGTCGAACGTCATCAGATCGCCGCCCACGAAGCTCTTCAGCTTGGCCTCCGCCACCTTGTCCAGCTCCCCCACCTCGGCCACCGCGTTCACCAGCTTCCCCAGCGTCGCCCCCAGCGTGAACCGCTCGCCGAACTCCTCCAGCGGCACCGACGCGTAGTTGTGGTCGCCGATCAGCGCGCGCAGCGCCGCCAGGAACGTACTCTTCCCGTTCGCGCCGTCGCCCGTTAGTAGGAAAAACTGCTGAAAGCGGGTGTCGAACCGGAGCAAGTACCCGGCGATCTCCTGGAGGAGCGACTGCCGCTCCGCGTCCCCCTCGGTCACCCGGTCGAGGAACCGGAGGAAGGTCGGGCACTCTGCGGCCGGGTCGAACGCGACCGGGATCGCGGCCGGGGTGAAGTACAGCGGCGTGGCCGGGTGCAGCGTCGCGCGGCCGGTCGCGAACAGTTCGGCCACGTCGATCAGCCCGTTGGCGCACGCCACGAACTCGCGCGGCTCCGGGGCCGGGCGCAGCCGGGGGATGTGGTCCGCGTCGGCCGGGTCGGCGGCCAGCAGCACCGGCCACGCGACCGCCCCGTCCAGGTGGCACATGGAGGCCGCGGCCGTCACGGCGTTGCCCACCTTCCGCGTGTCCAGCTTCACCACCTTGGGCCGCGGCCCCTGCCGCCCGCCGTGCCCCCAAGCCGCCACCGCCACCCGGTGCGCCGCCTCGCACTCGCCCCGCAGCACCACCCACGCCCGCTTCTCGAAGTCGTCGTCGGGCACCGACACGTACCGCCCGTCGCGCCACTCCCACCACTCCGCCCGGTGGTAGATCACCGTGGGCAGCTCGCCCGCCCGCGGCACCAGCAGCCGCCCGAGCCGGTGCGGGTCCAGAAAGTCCTCGTGGACCGGCTCCGGATCGTTCGCCCCCTCCCCTGCCCCGCTCGGCGCGGGTGGCGGTGGCGGGGGCGGTGCGGCGGTCCCGTCGCTTCCCGCGGTGGCCGGCGCGGCCGGGCGGCGCGGGGCGTACCCTTCGGTGCGGAGCCGCTCGGCCAGCCGGGCGAAGTCCCCGCCGAACTCCAGGTGGCACCGCAACTGGCTGGGGTTCAGCCCGCGGTCCGGGGGGACGTTGGTGGCGTCGGTGAACCCGTAGAAGATCGGCACCCCGGACACCGGCATCAGGTTGCCGCTCGTGTCGGCGTCCTTGCCCGGTCGGCGGAAGTCCCAGCGCGGCCCGCGCCGCCCCAAGGGGGTCCACCCGTGCCGCTGGAGCAGGTCCCCGACCGCCTCTTCCGTGGCCGCGCGGTTGTACGCCGCGAACACGTCCGTTTCCCCGTCGGGGCCGGGCCGGCGCTGCGGCGCCCGCGCAACGGGGGCGGGGGCGGGGGCGCGGACGGGTTCCGGGGCGCGGGTGTCGGGGGGGATCAGGGCCGGAGAGTCGCCGGTCAGCGACAGCACGTGTTCCACGGCGTCGGCCCCGGTGCGCCAGCCGGTGCCGTCCCACACGGGTGACCAGAAGTCCCGGGCGTGGTGCCGGCCGACCAGCCGGAGCCAGCTCCCGTACCGGGCGTTCGCGCGCAGCTCGCGCTGCTTGGGGAACGTCTCCGGCGCGCCGGGGAGGCCGAACGCGGCGTGGTCACGGGCCAGCCAGCGGCCGAACGCGAACAGCTCCCGGGCCGGCACCGGCTCGGCGAACAGGGCCAGCAGGTGGAACCCGCCGGTGCCGTTGGACTGCGTGAGGAGCGGGCGGAACCCGAGGCCGGTGAGGCGGTCGAAGCCGGCCCGCGCGAACCGCTCGTTGGCGTCCGGGTCGAACGGCCGGTCGGCGTGCGCGTCCACGTCCACCGCGACCCACTTCCCGGTGCCGTCCGGGGCGATGGCGTGCAGCCCGACCACGTGGGCCGCGGCGGTGGCGCTGAAGTGCTGGACGAGCCGGGAGTGGCTGACGAACCCGGGGATCGGCACCTTCGGCGGGCGGGTGGTGCGGTGGACCGTCCCGCCCGCGCCGACGAAGCACCCGCCGCACCGGTCGGTGCGGTTCACCATGCGGAGCAGCGCCCAGCGCGCCAGCTCGTCGGCCCGCGCGTGCCAGGGGTTCGGGTGGGCGACGGTCAT